ATGTCCGGACTCACCCCCCTGCCCGATACCCCCATCGACCTGCCGCTGCTGCCCCTGCGCGACGTGGTGGTCTTCCCCCACATGGTGATTCCGCTGTTCGTCGGACGCGCCAAGAGCATCAAGGCGCTGGAGCAGGCCATGGAAGCCGACCGGCGCATCATGCTGGTGGCGCAGAAGACCGCTGCCAAGGACGAGCCGCAGGTGGACGACCTGTTCGAGGTCGGCTGCGTCTCCACCATCCTGCAGATGCTGAAGCTGCCGGACGGCACCGTGAAGGTGCTGGTCGAGGGCCAGCAGCGCGCCGCCGTGGTGCAGGTGGAGGAGGGCGAAGAGCTCTTCACTGCCAGCGTGCGCCCGCTGCCCGTCGATGCGGCCGAGATGACCAGCGAGGTCGAGGCGCTGCGCCGCGCGGTGATGCAGCAGTTCGACCAGTACGTGAAGCTGAACAAGAAGATCCCGTCGGAGATCCTGACCTCAATCGCCAGCATCGACGATCCGGGCCGCCTGGCCGACACCATCGCCGCGCACCTGCCCCTGAAGCTGGAGAACAAGCAGGTCGTGCTGGGCCTGGCCGACGTCAAGGAGCGCCTGGAGAACCTGTTCGAACAGCTCGAGCGCGAGGTCGACATCCTGAATGTGGACAAGCGCATCCGTGGCCGCGTCAAGCGCCAGATGGAAAAGAACCAGCGCGACTTCTACCTGAACGAGCAGGTCAAGGCGATCCAGAAGGAGCTGGGCGAGGGCGAGGACGGCGCCGATCTGGAAGAGATCGAAAAGAAGATCAAGTCCGCCAAGATGCCTGCCGAGGCGCGTAAGAAGGCCGAGGCCGAGCTGAAGAAGCTCAAGCTGATGTCCCCCATGTCGGCCGAGGCCACGGTGGTGCGCAACTACATCGACGTGCTGGTCGGCCTGCCCTGGAGCAAGAAGACCAAGGTGCGCCACGACCTGGCGCTGGCCGAGGACGTGCTCAACGAGGACCATTACGGCCTGGAGAAGGTCAAGGACCGCATCCTGGAATACCTTGCCGTGCAGCAGCGCGTGGACAAGCTCAAGGCGCCCATCCTGTGCCTGGTCGGCCCGCCGGGCGTGGGCAAGACCTCGCTGGGGCAGTCGATCGCCAAGGCCACCGGGCGTAAGTACGTGCGCATGGCCCTGGGCGGGATGCGCGACGAGGCCGAGATCCGCGGCCATCGCCGCACCTACATCGGCGCTATGCCGGGCAAGGTGCTGCAGAATCTGAACAAGGTCGGCACGCGCAACCCGCTGTTCCTGCTAGACGAGATCGACAAGCTGGGCACGGACTTCCGCGGCGATCCGTCCAGTGCGCTGCTGGAGGTGCTGGATCCTGAGCAGAACCACAAGTTCGGCGACCACTACGTCGAGGTCGACTTTGACTTGTCGGACGTGATGTTCGTGGCCACATCCAACTCGATGAACATCCCACCGGCGCTGCTCGACCGCATGGAGGTCATCCGCCTGTCGGGCTACACCGAGGACGAGAAGACCAACATCGCGCTGAAATACCTGCTGCCCAAGCAGAAGGAGAACAACGGCGTGCGCGCCGGCGAGCTGGAGGTGACCGAGGCCGCCGTGCGCGACATCGTGCGTTACTACACCCGCGAGGCCGGTGTGCGCTCGCTCGAGCGCGAGCTGTCCAAGATCTGCCGCAAGGTGGTCAAGGCGATGCAGCTCAAGCAGGCCACACCGCCCGTCGAGGTCACGCCCGAGAACCTGCACGACTATCTTGGCGTGCGCAAGTACACCTTTGGCCGCGCCGAGCACGACAACCAAGTCGGTCAGGTGGTCGGCCTGGCCTGGACCGAGGTGGGCGGCGACCTGCTGACCATCGAGGTGGCGACCATGCCCGGCAAAGGCACCATCACGCGCACGGGGTCGCTGGGCGATGTGATGAAGGAGTCCGTGGAGGCCGCGCGCACGGTGGTGCGCAGCCGCGCGCGCATGCTGGGCATCAAGGACGAGGCTTTCGACAAGCGCGACCTGCACATCCACGTGCCGGACGGCGCTACGCCGAAGGACGGCCCGAGCGCCGGCGCGGCCATGGCCACGGCCATCGTCTCGGCGCTGACCGGCATCGCCGTGCGCGCCGACGTGGCCATGACCGGCGAGATCACCCTGCGCGGCGAGATCACCGCCATTGGTGGCCTGAAGGAAAAACTGCTGGCGGCGCTGCGTGGCGGCATCAAGACGGTGCTGATTCCGCAGGAGAACGTGAAGGACCTGCAGGACATTCCGGACAACGTCAAGAGCGGGCTGGAGATCGTGCCGGTGAAGTGGGTCGACCAAGTGCTGGCGGTGGCGCTGGAGCGCAAGCCCGTGCCACTGACCGACGAGGAAGTGGCCGCCCAGCAGCAGCAACAGGCGCTCGCCGCACGGCCGGCGCCCGCTGCCGGGGCAGGCGCCGCACCGCACTGACGCGCAAAAATTTGACGCATTGTCTGGAAGTGGCCCAAAAATGCGTTAAACTTCGCCCCATCGATGCCAGAGCGTTGTAGAATGTGAGGCTTCGGTAAACGCGGGAATAGCTCAGTTGGTAGAGCGCAACCTTGCCAAGGTTGAGGTCGTCGGTTCGAGACCGATTTCCCGCTCCAGCTTTCGTGAAAAAGGGGTGCTTTCAGGCTCCCCTTTTTTACAGTGGCCCCAGGTTTGGCGCGGTAGCAAAGCGGTTATGCGTCGGATTGCAAATCCGTTGAGGCCGGTTCGACTCCGGCCCGCGCCTCCAGTCACGGCTGTCTACCCTTGATGGGCAGGCAAAAAAAGAAGAAGAAAATTTTGTCGGTCTTCACCGGACAGGCAAAAAAGCAGTGCTAGAATTTCAGTCTTTCCGAAGTGCCGGTCCTTGGACTGGTTGCCTAGAAAGAAATGCGGGAATAGCTCAGTTGGTAGAGCGCAACCTTGCCAAGGTTGAGGTCGTCGGTTCGAGACCGATTTCCCGCTCCATATTCTCAAAAAGGGAAGCCTCGGCTTCCCTTTTTTATTGGCCGCGGCCCGGTGTTTGCCAGGCATGTCGGCATTGCACGCAGGCGCCCGCGCCGTTACGCTGGCCTGTGTCGGCCCGCCCTGCGGGCCAGTGCCCCGGTGGTGAAATTGGTAGACACTGCGGACTTAAAATCCGCCGCTTTCCTGCAAAGGGGCGTGCCGGTTCGACCCCGGCCCGGGGCACCATTGACCTGTGCGGCGCAGTGCGCCAGCCGCACAAACCTAGACAAATCAACGGCATAGCGCCCTGCGCAAAGGTGCTACAGTGCGCCCGCTGCCCGGCTTTGCACGGTGTGCGCCCCCAAATTCCCCCCGCACTCGCCCCCACTTCCTCCCGCACGCATGGCCACCCCGAAAAAGACGGCTGCCGGCACCTGGCGCATCCAGTTCGAGGTGCGCGGACAGCGTGAGGCTGGGACTTTCGCCACAAGCCGCGATGCGAAAGAGTGGGCCGCGCGCCGCAAGGCCGAGCTGCTGGCCGTGGCATCAGGCCGGGCGGGCGAAGTCAAGACGCTGCAGGATGCGCTCGAGCGCTACGGGCGCGAGGTGTCGCCCACGAAACGCGGCGAGCTCAAGGAGCAGCTGCGGCTGCGCGCGTTCGCCCAGCACCCGGCATTCCCTGCTCGGCGGCGCCTGTCGGAGCTGCTGCCCGAGCACCTGGCCGCTTGGCGCGATGCGCGCCTGGCGGTCAACGCGCGCGGCTCGGTGCTGCGCGACATGACGCTGCTGTCGCACGTGCTCGAGGTGGCGCGGCGCGAGTGGCGCTGGATCAGCAGCAACCCGATGCGCGACGTGCGCCGGCCGGCTGAGCCGGACCACCGGGAGCGCGTCATTGCCCAGTGGGAGGTGCGGCGCATGCTGCGCGCCATGGGATGGTCACGGCGTGCACCGGTGCGCAGCGTGTCCCAGGCGGTGGCGTGGTGCTTCGTGGCCGCGCTGCAGACCGGCATGCGCGCGGGCGAACTGTGCGGCCTGGGCTGGGAGGATGTGCGCGGCGACTACGTGGTGCTGCACGCCGGCCGGACGAAGACGGGCAAGGGCCGCGAGGTGCCGTTGACGGCCACCGCGCGCCGCGCGCTCGAGGCGCTGCGCGGCTGGGACGAGGCGCTGGTGTTCGGCCTGCGCCCGCAGTCCCTGGATGCCCTTTTTCGCAAGTACCGCGCGCGCTGCGGGCTGGAGGGCTTCACGTTCCACGACGCGCGCCACACGGCGGCCACGCGCCTGGCGCCGCTGGTGGATGTGCTGACGCTGTGCAAGATCTTCGGCTGGACCAACGCGACGAGGGCGCTGGTCTACTACAACCCGACCGGCAGCCAGCTGGCGCGCCAGCTCAGCGCAGCTGCTGCTGCTCCCACTCCACGACTTCGCTGAGCAGCCAGCGGCCATCTACGCCCGGGCGCGGAAACAGCGCATCGCGCGCCATGCGCTCGCGCAGGGTGTTGCGGTGGATGCCCAGGCGCTGCGCCAGCTGCTCGCGCGTGAGGCGTGTGCCCAGGGCCTGCGCCATCAGCTGCATGGCGCTGGTCAGGCTGTCGATGCGTGCAAGGAGGGCGGCGTCAGGTTGCATGGCTGGCTCCTTCGGCTTGCACGGCCCGGGCAGCAGCCCAGGCGCGCTGCCAGATGGTCCACGCATGCTGCGGGTCCGCATATCTGTACGTGCCATGCGCGCCGCGCTCCCGTGCCGGCACGTCTGCTGGCAGGTCGCCGAAATACTCGGCTTCGAACGCTGCACGGGCTGTCTCGGTAGCAGGGCCGGGCGCTGGTGCTGCCTTGGGGGCGGCTGCGAGAGCGAGCGGCGCGGCTGTCCAGGTGCGAAGCCAGCGCAGTGCGCGCTCGGCACCAGGCGATAGGCGCGTGTCGGGGTCGCTCAACACGTTGTCGATTTCCTCTGTCATCTGCGCGCGTGGCACTGCCGGCTGCGCTGCACTGGCGCGGGCAGCACTGGCAAAGGCTGGCGCCTTCCCCAGTGGGGGCTTCCACTGCTCTCCCCCGTGATAGGTGTAGCCCAGGCGCGTCAAAGTGCGAATGGCGGCATCCGCCCCAGTGGGGGCGATGGGGGCGGTATCAACCATTGTTCTCCCCTTGTGCGCCATGGGCGCGGATAACTTCTGCCAGGCCCCGTGCGGCGCCTGCGGCTGCCGCCCAGATGGCTGGAATGTCCGTGGTTTTGGTCAGGTGGTCGTACTTAGACTCCAGCCGGTCGCATAACTCTGCGCACGCCTCGCGCTCGGCTTTGACAGCCCGCTCCAGCTCCTGCACCCGCCCCTCCAGCCGCTCGATCATGCCCGCCGCATCGCGCAGCACCTCGGCAAACGCATCCAGGCCCGTGCGGTCGGCCAGGGTGCGCAGTTGTTTCGCTGTCGTGATCATCGTTCGAGGTCCTTTCAGGCCACCAGGCCGTACAACTCTTGCTCGTGTGCGAAGTTCGCCCGTACCAGCGCCTCGGCCACCGGCGGGCAGACGCTGTTGCCGCACATGCGGACCTGCGCGGTGGCGCTCAGCGGCACGGTGGGCACGTTGCGCGGGTCGCCCGCCTGCTCCCCATCGGCGAACAGCTGGCGCGGGTCGGGGATGCGGTCGATCACGTAGTGCTCGGGAAAGCCCTGCGCGCGATACAGCTCGCGGGGTTTGAGCATGCGCAGGGTGATGTCCACCAGCACCCACCACTGGCCGGCGTGCCAGGCCAGCACCAGATCGGCGGGCTGGGCGAAGTGCTCGGGCAGGTGGGCATGCAGCAGTTCGGCGCACAGGCGGGCGCGCTCACGGTGCTCGGGCGCGATGCTGTCGGCCGGCACCTGCACGGCCTGCACCAGGCCCATGCGGGCCTTGGTGGGCAGGGTGTGCATGGGCTCGTGCAGTCCCTGCCACTGGCCGCCGCTGCTGTAGTACTTGACGGCGTAGGCCATCACCAGGCGCTGCTGGGCGCCGCTAGAGGTGATGGTGCTGGCCGGCGCGTCCACGGCGCGGCCATCGCCGTCGTAGAAGCCGCCGTTGGCCTGCTCCAGAAAGGCGGTGACCAGGGCGCTGGGCGGGTTGCTGGCGGTGCAGGTGCCCAGCGGCACACGCAGGTCGCGCACGCCGTGGCTGAAGCGCTTGGTGCCGCAGGCGCCCTCGCCGTGGCCCATGTCCACCAGCGTGGCGGCCACCAGGGCCTGCTTGATGCCGCCGGCGACAGCAGTGCCCAGCGGCTGGCGGATGGGCTGCGTGCGGGCGTCCTGGCCGGCGCGCTCGCCGTAGCCGATGGTGATCAGGTGGGCGGCAGCGCCCAGCGGAACGTGAACAGACGGCGCCAGAACATCCGCCGCCTCGCTTGTCGCGCCCTGATTTCGAGGGCCGCGAACAGTTGCGGGTCCTGCCGTTCGGCTTCGCGCATCGCTTTGGCCAGCGACTCGAATGCCCGCCCCACATCCTCGATCGTCGCCTGCGCCGCTGCAATACGCTGCCGCGCGCCCTCCACGTCCCGGCAGAGTTGTTCGAAGCGGTCTTGATGCGTCATGGTGGATTGCATTCTGCCTCCCCTGATGACCTGCCACGAAAAAAGGCGCACTGCTTGCCAGCACGTGCCGCCACAGGCCTTTTGCCACCCGGCGCATCGTGTTAGTGGCCAGCGGCCGCGGCCGGTCGAAGATGCTGGCGCCTTCGATGTCCCAGTCGATGCACTCGGCTGCCGTGCGGTACGCGGCCAGCTGGCCGGCCAGCACGCGGCGGTCGGTGGGCTCGGCGTGGGTCTGCTCGGGCCAGGTGATGGGCAGGCCGTCGCGGCGCGCCACCAAGAACAGGCGCCGGCGGATGGTGGGTGTGCCGTGGTCGCACGCGCGCAGCTCGCGCCAGTCCACCGTGTAGCCCAGGCCGCGCAACTGGCGCACGAAGCTGTCGAACGTCTTGCCGCGCCGCGCGGGGCACGGCCGGGCGTGGCCGTGCTCGTCCACCACCAGCGGACCCCAGGTCTTGAATTCTTCGACGTTCTCCAGCATCAACACGCGCGGTTTGCACAGCGCCGCCCAGCGCATGCCCACCCAGGCAAGGCCCCGGATGTGCTTGGCCACCGGCGTGCCGCCCTTGGCCTTGGAAAAGTGCTTGCAGTCGGGCGACAGCCACACCAGCGCCACGGGCTGGTTGCCGGTCACGGCGATGGGGTCTACCTCCCACACGCTTTCGCACAGGTGGCGGGTGTGCGGGTGGTTCATGGCGTGCATGGCCAGCGCCTCGGGGTCGTGGTTGATGGCGATGTCCACGGGGCGGCCGAAGGCGGCCTCCAGTCCCGTGGACGTGCCACCGCCGCCGGCGAAGTTGTCGATGATCAGCTCGCCGGGGAAAGCGAGGGGAAGGGTGAAGGCGTCGCGTTTCATGTCCAAGCTCCCAGACCTGCGAACGGACCCGCGTGATCGCGCCAGATGCGGTGCAGCCGGATGGCGGAAATCGTCGCCTCCGACACACCGTGCTGCGCGGCCAGGCGCACGCCGGTGGCGTCGCTGGCGCGGATGGCGCGCACGTCCTCCCATGTCAGCTTCGCGCGTCTTTCGCGCCAGCTGCGGGCGATGGCAGCGCTGCGCGCGCGGCTGCTTTGCTTGCCCTGCGCGGCAGCCTGGCGCATCACGTGCCGGTGCGTGTGCCGCGCCAGATGGTCGGGGTTGATGCACCGCGCATTGCCGCACACCGGCACGACCTTCACGCGGGTCGTCAGCTCGTGCCCGTGCAACACCAGCACCAGCCGGCGCACCAGCCACGATTTGCCCTCGTGCATCACCGACGGATGGCCGATGCCCGCAGGCACCATCGCGCCCCTCCATTCCCAGCACTCGCCGTCATCGCGGCAGCGCTCGCGCAGGGTGTCCATCGTGTGCTTCATAGCGCCATCACCTGCACTTCGCCCGCCGGGTGACCCATCCGGTCCCACACCCGGCGCACGCGCTGCTCGGTCAGCCGGTGGCAGCGCACCATCGTACGGGCCGGCAGCGCCTGCAGGGCGGCCTGATAGTCCTCGAGCACGGCGCGCACTGCGGCAAGGCCGGGGCCGTCCAGGCGGATGGGTTGTCCCTGCAGCGCCCGCTGGCCCGCGTGGGCCAGGGCGGCGATGGCGTCTTGCAGCAGCCCGGTGCTATCGCGCACTTCCACCATTTCGCCATCGCAGTCCAGCCAGTGGCTGGCGACGATGCGGCCCTGGGCGTCGCGTTCGGGTGCTGCCCCTTCAGTGACCAGCGTTTCCAGCAGGTTGACGGCGTCGCTCAGCACGCGCCAGCTGTCGGTGCTGGGGTTGGCGCCGTGCACCAGGTCATGCAGGCCGCCGCTCATGCGCGTGAGCTGGTGGCGGATGTGCTGTCCGGGCAGCGGCTGGGTGGTGCTGGCAGCCAGCTCGTGCAGCAGGGTGTACGTGGTGCGGCCGGCGCCGCGACGCGATCGCTGGGGGCGCTTCATGCGGTGGCCTCCTGCACGGGCTGGCACGCGCGTGCCTCGCCCTGGCGCGCGGCGCGGGTGGCCAGCGCGTGAAAACGCTGCAGGAACGCGTCGCGCCACTCGCTCCAGTGCTGCTGCTCGCGCCAGCGGCTGCGCAGGTTGACGCTGGCGGGCGCCACCTGCCGGCCGGGCGTGTCCAGCTGCGGCCAGGCGGTGCTGGTGCCGTCGTGCCAGGCCAGCAGGTCGCGCCGCTCGGTGGCCAGGGCCTGCATGTCTGCCGCATGAATGGCGTGGCGGTGCTGCAAAAACTCGCGTTGCAGCCCGAAGTGCCCGCGTAGCGCCGACGCGTGCGGCGCGGTCAGGGCCGTCCAGGCGTCGCCCAGCAGGCGCTTGACGGGGGTGGAGACATCGCCCACCACGGTCTCGTGCGCGTCGTGCAGCAGGCAGCACAGCTGCACGACCGGTGGGCAGCCGGCCTCGTCGGCCAGGTCGGCGCACAGCAGGCTGTGCTCGGCCACGCTGTAGGGCCGGCGCGTGGCGCCGGCGTAGCGGTTGATCTGCGCCAGCTGGTGGGCGATGGTGTCGATGGTGTAGGCGCAGTGCAGCCGGTCCTGGCCCTGCAGCAGCTGCTCGGCGCCGCTGGACAGCAGCACGAAGGCGCGGGCGGAAAGGGCCAGCGGCGCCAGGGTGGTGGCAGTGGCGGTGGCGGCGGGCGTGTTCATGCCGGCGTGCTCCCGTCCAGCCCGGTCACGCGGCGGTCGGGCCAGTGCAGGCGCTGGCCGACGCGGCTGGGCAGGCGGGCGGCGTCCATGGCGCCCAGGCGCTCGCCCGAGGGCGGCGGCGGCACGTACAGGCCGCGCGCCATCAGCTCGTCGCGCTGGGCCTGGGCGGTCTGCTGCGCCAGGCGCAGCGCGGCGCTGAGGATGGGTGCGCTGTAGGCCGACAGCGCCGGCACGGCCGTGGCCTGGATGGGCTGCAGGGCGCCGGTCTGCAGGCGCAGCTTGGCGACTTGCAGCTGCACGGCGCGCACGCTGCAGCCCAGGTGCGCGGCGGCGTCGATCAGCGAAAACCCCGCATCGTCCATGCGCAGGCGCAGCCACTGCTGGCGCTCGGGCGGCCAGCTGTCTTGCACCTGGCCGAACTTGTACTGGGCGGTGCCGGCGCGTGCGCGGGCCAGGTGCGTGGGGGTGCCGCGGCCGCGCGGCTTGGGCAGGGTGGTGGCGGTGGTGCTGGTCATGCCTGGGCTCCCCCGCGCGCGACGCACTCGCCGGCCAGGGCGGCGTAGCCGGCGGCGTCGATGTGGCTGTCCAGGTCCAGCACGCCGTTGCGGGCGCTGCTGGCGGCGCGTGTCAGTTTCAGCACCTGCATGAAGGCCCAGCCCTGGCGCTCGGTCGGCGTGGTGCCCTCGATGGCGTTGAACGCGGCCACGCAGGCGGCCATGCTGCGCTCGGTGGGCACGCCGTCGGCGCCCGCGCCGCTGTCGCGCTGCTGGCCGCGCTGCACCAGGGTGTCGGCGGCCTGGCGCAGCAGCTCGACGGGGTGCGGCACGGTGGGCGCGGGCGCGGCGCTGGTCTGCGAGCGGCTGCTGGCGCCGATGGGGAGGGTTTTGGGGCGAAGTTTGCTGCTCATGGTGCGGGTCCTGGCGGTGGTGGGTGGCGGTGGCGCGGCGCTGCGCTCAGCAGGCCGGCGCGGGAGGGGTGGCGCTGGCGCGCTCGGGTTTCGATGGCTGCTGGCCCTTGTCGGGTGCCGACCGGGGCAGGATGTGCGGCTGCTGGCGCACCACGCCGCGCATGTCGTCGCCATAGGCGTGCAGGTCATGCAGCTCGACCAGCAGGCTGTCGCCGGCGGCCAGGCCGCGCGCCCACTGGTCGGCGCCGGGCCACTGGCACAGGGCGTCGATTCGGCTCTTGCCCCAGCCGCCGCCCACGCGCTCGATCAGGCGCAGCATGGGCACGTGCTGGCCGGCCAGCAGCACCTCGGTGGTGCTGGCGCGCACGTGGAGCATGGTGGGCTGGGAGCGCATGGCGGGCGGGCGGGCGGCGGCGTGGTGGCTTATTCGCCCTTGGCGTAGGTGCCCAGCAGCACCGGCACGGCGTCGGCGACGTGATCGCGCACCAGGGCGACCAGTTCGTCGCCCATCTCCTCGACGTGCTGCTCCATGTTCTGCACGCGCAGCACCAGCAGGGGCGCATCGCCGCCGGTCTGGATGGACAGGCGCAGCGCGAAGGTGTGCTCCGTCAGGTCCGCATAGGGCTGGGTGCTGAAGTAGATGGTGGTGGGCAGCGGGTCCTTGCTGCTGGCCTGCACGCTCTCGAACGTGGTGCGGTTGGCGCTGAGCTGCTGCTCCTCGCTGTCCAGCTTGCGCAGGCTTTCGATGGTGATGCGGCGCAGCGCAGACAGGGCCTTGCCCAGCGGGATGGTGTCGCCCTCGGCGAAGAATTCGATGCGGGCGTGCGGCGCCCAGTCCTCGAAGAACTCGGCCACGGCCTGCTGGCGCTGCGGGCGGTCGGTGAACTTGATCAGCGCCTGGAACGCGGCGGTGGGGCGCAGCTGCAGCGCGGCGGTGTGGTCGGCGTGGCCGGGCGCGTCGGTGGTGCCCAGGTCCAGCACGGCGCAGGCGCGCATGTCGGCGGCGTCGACGAAGACCATGGCGCCGGTGTCGGCGTGGTGGCTGGTGTATTCGGCGAAGGGCTCGACGTACTGGGTGGTGAACTTGCCGCGCTGGCGGCGACGCTGGGGCAGGTAGCGCTCCAGGTCGTGCACACGCACGTCCTCGTGCAGCGCGGTGATGCCGGGCAGGGTGTCGGCGCCGTCCTGTACGGCGTCATGCAGGGCGCGCGCGGTCAGGCCGGCGCGCAACTCGGCGACAAGCCCTTCGGGAAAGGTGAAGGCAGGCGCGGAAACGAACTCTGCGCAGGCCGCGCCGGCGGTGCTGGATTCGGTGGTGGTTTCGGTGGTCATGTGGATGTGGTGGCGGTGAAAGGTTGAGAGGAGGGATGGACCGGTGCGCGCGCCGCGCGTCACGCGCCCTTGGCCGGCGCCTCGCTGGCGGGCTTGCCGTCGCGGCTGAACATGGCGATCTGGTTCTCGGGCGCCAGCGACAGGCGGCCGTACTTGCCCACATGCAGCGCGGTCTTGCGGGTCACTTCCTCGCTGGCCTTGCCGTCTGCCGTGGGGCGGGTGAACTTCAGGCCGTGCTGGCAGATGACCTGGGCGGCGCCGGGCACCTTGCTGAACTTCAGCTTCAGCGTGACCTCGCCGGCGCCGTCGTTGTCCACCACGCCCGCGGCCACCTGGCTGAGGGCGACGGACAACATCCGGTCGAACTGCCCGCCGTCCAGGTCAGTGATGAATTCGCCTACGTCGGTGGCGGCGCTGGTGCTGCTGTGGTTGCTGCTCATGAGGGGTCTCCTGTCGAGCGGTTGAGGAACTACGAAATTGATAGCTGCCTTCCCTTGCGGATCAAGAGCCAGGGGCATAAATGACCACCAAAACCAGCCCGGCCAGCGACAGCGCGGTGAACAGCGCGTGCGCCAGCAGGGAGGTGGCGATGCGCTGGGCGGTGGTGGGCGCGGGCAGGTCGGGCAGGTGGCAGGCCTGCGGGCAGGGGCAGGCGGTGCGGCGGCAGGCGGGGCAGTTCATGCGGGGGCCTGCTGCAGTGGGATGGCCACCACCGTGCGCAGCCCATGCAGCGCCAGTGCGTCAATGACCGCCTGGCTGGCGCTGGCGGCCAGGGTGATGTATTCCAGGCCGGCGCAGCGGATGCGGTAGGGGCGCACGGGCGCGGGCGCGGCGCTGGGGGCGGTGGTGATGGGGGCCAGGGCGCTCATGCGGCACCGCCTTGCTGCAGCGCGGCGCTGCCGTACCAAGCGAAGAGGATGCCGCCACGCTTGCGAATGTGTTCGGCCGTCTCCTCGGCGGCCTTCTTCAGTGCGTAGTAGCCGGCCCACAGCGCGTGGCGTTCCGGGCCGTTCTTGCGGCGCAGCCACATGGCTTCCAGGTGATGCGCGGAGCGGGTTTCATCGGCAAATGCGGGCAGCCAGACGTCGTGCAGGCCGTGTTTGGCGAGGGTGCCTGTGGGGTACGCGGCGCTGCTCATGCGGCCACCTGCATCAGCTTCGCCACGCTCCACGCGGCGTGGTCGCACGAATCGGCGCACGCCTGGTTGCCGCGCTGGTTCTTCACCTCGATGCGCTTGGCGGCCACCAGCTCGCTCATGGCCGTCATGGTCAGTTGCGCCACGTCCATCACGTTGCGCAGGTTGGTGCTCTTGCGCAGCCCGCGCGCGGCGCACACCTCGCTCTTCTTGCCGCCCAGCACGTGGCGGTAGATGGCGTTGGTGCAGTCGGCAAAGCCCTTGCCAGCCACGCCGTGCGCGGCCAGGGTGCTGGTGAGCTGGTTGCGCGCCACCGTGCCCTGCACCCGGCGCGCCAGCCATTCGGCGTCGGCGGGCTTGGCCTTGTCGGCGATCTCGGCGGCCAGCGTCACGTCGCCGCTCTTGAAGCGCGCATAGACCTGGTTGACCTGCATGTGCAGCTCAGGGCTCAGGTACTTGGCGTAGGCCAGGGCGATCTGCCAGTGGGCAAAGGTGCCGCCGCCCTTGCCCTTGGTGGCGCGGTAAATGTGCGATGCGCCCACATTCAACTGCTCGGCCACGAAGACAACGAAGTCATGCCCGGGGCCTGCGACATGCGCGGTGCGTCCGGACGAGCCAGAGCGTGTGGCCTTCGGCTTGCGTGCCCACTGGCGGGGGTCCAGCTTGCCGTCAGCCTGGCCGGCCGCCTGCGCGGCCTTGAACAGATCGGTCAGGCTGACCAGGCCCTCGGTGTTGGTCTTGAGCGGCTGGCCGCCCAGGGTGATCGCTTGCATTTGCACGTGCTCCTCGTGACGCGGTGATCGCGGACGAATGAATTATGCATTAGTGCAATTAAAATGCAAGTGCGCAATAAATGGTTTTGCATGGAGTGGCTCCTGCTTCGTTGGTGGATACAATACCCACCGTGAACAGCAAGCAGGTCATCAAGCAGCTCGAAACCGACGGCTGGTATCTGGCCCGCGTCAAGGGCTTGCACCACCAGTTCAAGCACCCGAGCAAGCCGGGCCTGGTCACGGTGAAGCACCCGGATGGCGACATTCCAACGCCCACGCTGTACAGCATCCAGCGCCAGGCCGGCTGGCGCAAATGAGTCCAACCTGAGTGAATGGAGCGCAAGCCATGAAATTCACCGTCGTACTGCATACCGACGATGGGCGCCGCTACGGTGCCACCGTGCCCGATCTGCCGGGCTGTTTTTCAGGGGGCGACGACCTCGATGAGGCGCTGGAGAGCGTGCGCGAAGCGATCGACCTGCATGTGGAGGGTTTGCTGGAAGAGGGCGCCGCCGTGCCCGAGCGGCAGCCCATTGCAGACCACCAGGCCAACCCCGACTACGCGGGCGGCCTGTGGGCGGTGGTGGATGTGCCGGTAGAGAAGTACCTGGGCCCGGCCGAGAAGATCAACATCACCGTGCCGCGGCTGGTGCTGCAGCGCATCGATGACTATGCCCGGCGCCACGGCCAGTCTAGAAGCGGCTTTCTGGTGGAGGCAGCGCGGGCTGCAATGCAGCGCTAACGCAAGCGCTCAGTCGACGTGCCATTCCAGGCGCTTGGCCTGAATCTTCGTCCAGTCGGCGCTGAATTTCCCGTTGTCGAACTCGCACGCGGCCTGCCGCACGACGAACCCGCCAAACCCGTTGGTGGCGTGCAGCGACATGCGAAGCAAGCGTTTGTCGTCCATCCGCTGGTCCGTGTAATACGCGTTGGCCGGGTCGCGCAGCAGCGGCTTGTACCAAGCCAGGCACTGGTCTGCCATGGTATCCAGCGCCGAGCGCGCTGGGGCGGCCGGCGGTGCGGCCGGCGCTGCCGGCGTGGGCGCTGCTACTGCGGGCGCTGGCTCCGCCGCGCGCGGGGCGGGCAGGGGTGCGTTGCCGCTTGCCGGGCGTACGTCGATCTTCTCGCCCTTGCCTGCGCACGGCGCGTCCTGGAACGACACCTTGCCGTCGGCACCGGTGCACTTGTTGATGGCCTCCGCCGGCAGTGGCAGAGCCAGCCAAAAGAACGCAGAGCTGGCGAAGGTCAAGGCAAGGGATTTCATTGCGCGGCGAACCATGAAGTCAATAAATGATGGTCGTGGCCAAAGGTGACTCACATTTACTGGTGTGCGGGCGGCGCGATTTCAGTTGCGTGCAATGCTCGGTACAGCCTGCCGCAAATAGGCATCCATCTCGACAGGGCTTCCATAGTTGAACACCTGAAATCCCTGGTGCAGCAGCAGATCAATATGTGGATCCGTCGCGTCGCGCAGTGGTTCGGGAATGTCCACAACAGCCAGTCGCAACGTGCCTTCCCCATAGGCGCTGAGCGCCATTTCCGCGGCGGTGCTTTTGACACATGCCTCGGCCAGCTTGTTATGCAATGAATCGGGAGCGACGTTGTAGTCCAGGGTCTGTGTGATGCGGTACACGCCATTGCGGTACACGAAGTCGCTCTTGAGCTCGGGGCACGACGGCACCGGCAAGTTGGCCACCACGAGGTGGTTGTGCACATCGTCCGCATCTCGGCCCATGACTTCCATGCGCTCAAATTGCTTGCGCAAGGCGGTCTGCAGCCGAGTGCGTCGCTCACGCTGCGGCCTGTCGACTGTCGCGCGGTTGGCGACATAGGTGGTTTTGATCTCGGCAAGCTCTCGTGCCAAAGCGGCGTCGCTGTCAGCCGAGAACATGCCGATGGCCTCGGGATCGCAAAAGCCAAACCGCGCCAGCGCTTCGATAGCGCGCTGGTTGTCCTTGGCGCCAGTTGCGAGCCGATCTACATTGGTAGCCCAAGCTGCGAGCCGGGCGCTATTCCAGTCGGCATCAAGGGCGCGCAACTTGTTCAGAGTTGCCATCATCAAGGTGCGCGGCTTCTCGGTGGGGTGCAGCAGTACGGCACCAACGTTGATGACTTCGCCGCGCAGGTCGCCCGTGGCCAAGCGCAGCACCACGTAGTGGTAGGTTGTGCTCATAGCCATTCTCCGTCCGGTTGGAGACAGTGGATAACGTCGATCACCTGCTGGCGCCATCGATCGTCCCACCAGGTGCATAGGGAGTCGCACTCATGCGGGGTCAGCCAAATGCCGACCAGCGGTGCGAGAACAGCGTGCAGCCATTCGCGCTTAAGGCTGCAGATTGTGGCACAGGTGCTGTGGAAGAGGGGCAGCTGAAATTCGATGCCCATCTCTGGCCAGTACCGTGTGATGTCCCAGGTGTTCGGGCTGGGTTGCCTGTGAGGAGTATGGGGCGGATGGGCAAGCGGCCAAGCATTGGAAAAATCCATGGCGAGCAGCTCGTGTTGGTGGCGGCCAGCCGCTTGGTCCTTGGCGCGCACCAACCAGTTGCCGGCGTGCCGGTCGTCGTTGCCGATCGCCAGATCCACCGCCAGCATGATCGTGAAAAGCGTCACGTTGCACAGCTCAGTGACCACGCCGCGCCATGCCTCCACGCTGCTTTGGTCAAACTGATGCGTCTCCGGTTCAATGATGGAGCCAAACAGGTACTGCATCCGCCCATCCATCCCTGCCCGGGTAACGATGGCAGTGCGGCAGTGCGGCACGTTCAATTCTGCGCATAGAGCCGCCCCAACGAATTCGGCCACGCAGATGCGATTTCCGGTTTTCAGCACGTACCGCACCTGTTGGGTGTCAATGCCCACCCCCACGTTATTGCGCCCCCCTATGCGCGGCATGACCTTGGTAATCACGGGGTAGAGCCCGGGCAGGGAGAGGGAGGCGGAATGCAGCATCAGTTTTTGACCTTCTGATGAAAGACGTCGACGGACTCGGTGGATAGCTTCTTGTCCAGCACCTGGCCGGCTATACCCGGCACGCTGGGCTGTGACACGGCTGCCTGTGCGAGCGCCTCCAGCACACCCTGGCGTGCCTTTGCGCTGTCTGGCGCCAGAGCCAGGGTTTGCAGCTGCTGGGCAATGCGCTGGCGCTGGGTGGCGTCGCTCACCAGGTCAATCTGGTCGGCCAGCAGTTGCAGCGCTTCCTCGATGGCGGCGGCATTGGTGGCTGCGCTGGCTCCACGAGCTACGCGCGGCGCAGCGCGCGCCCCCGCCTTGCGGCGCTGCACGGTGAACGTGCCGTCGGCAATGTCGCGCAGCAGCGCGGCGGCCAAGGCTTCGTCGAAAAAGGCCTCCACGCTGATGCCGTAGTAGTCGGCCACCGGGGCGAGCGTGCTGCGCTTGGGCTCCTTTGTCGTGCCGCCGAGAAAACGGGAAAGCTGAGGCTGCGTCACGCCCTGATCTTTGAGGCGCTGGGCAAGTCCCGCCGGCTTCAGTCCGCTTCTGTGCAGCAACTCCCGCAGGAGGTTTCTGGTGCTCATGTTGCGAGTATGCGCAGGTGCATATTTCAGCATTGCAATTAAATTGCGTTGACGCATACAATGGCTTCATGAGCAAGACCATCGACATCCTCCGGCGGCTGCGCGCACTGCCGCTGACGCAGGCGGAAATCTCCCGCCGCACCGGCATCCCGCAACCGCGCATCTGTCGGTGGGAGGCCGGAAACATCCCTGTAGGCGCAGACGACGCGCTGCGCCTCGCTGAATTGTTGGCGACTTCTGAGCCAAATCCCCCTCCAGCGCCCGCCGGTCAAGCGCCGGCAGCTATCAATTCCGAAGCGAAGGAGGCCGCGTAAATGCCACTGCCCCCCATCTACCAGGACGCCGGCGTGCGCACCATCACGCCGCGCTGCCCACTGCGCGAGCGGGTAGGCCTTGCGTTCGACATGCCCGATGGCACGGTGCTGCGCCTGGCGGTATCCGTGCGCGATGCAGAGTTTCTGCGCACGGGTCTGGACCACTATCTGGCGCCGCCAGCAATCGATCGCGAGGCGAAGGAGGCCGCCCATGGCTGAGCGCCTTTGCTCCGCTTGTGTGGACCGCCTGTACCGCGCGTTCAACGGCTGCAACCTCCACGCGCTGGCGCGGGAATTCGGGGCGACGTTGCCTGCGCTGCACACGGCACTGCGCGCGCAGTATGCGGTGCACGACGAGTTGCTTACGCAGTGGGAGGGCGGCGCTTCGCTTGATCCAGCGCAGCTTGCGCGTCTGGCCCGATTGGAGGTGGCGATGCCTCTGTCAGCGTCGCTCCCAGCGCCACTACGCGATCGGCTAGCTGACCAATTGCGACCATTTGCCGGGCAGTCACCGACTGGTGTGTGCGCATGTGCTTCAGGCAGGTCTGCATCCACTGCGCGAGGCCGTCGAGCGTGAAGGCGTCGTTGTCCTCCTCCTCGGTGGGCGTCTCGATGGCCTGCGGCACCAAGCGCTGCAGTACCGCCTCCAGGCGGTTGAGCTGCGCTCGCATCGCAGCGCTGTCGGCTTCGATGGCCAGCAGTGCCTGCCCCAGGAAGTACTCCATGGCCTCCAGCCGCTCGGCGGTCGTGGGGGTGCTGTCGGGTGCTGGTGTGTGCATGGGCGTCCCTCTCGAAAGGCCGTGTGAAGTGGAAATCGCATTGTCTCTCTTGAGCGGACGCCCGCCTTTTCGCGCTGTGGCCCTTGCCCCGTAACGGCATGGCGCTATCAAAACCAAAGCAATCCACAGGGGTCCCCATGAATGAACAGCTGATGCTCGCGCTGCTCGACAGCGCCGAACGCTGGGCCAGCCGCGCCCATTCCACGCTGGCGCGCCGCCACGAATGGACCCCGGCCTTCTTCGCCGCCGGCCGCCGGCCCGAGGAGCGTGCGCTGCTCTCAGCCGCGGCCGAGGTGTACGACCTGCTGGGCGCCACGGCCGAGGGCGCGGCGCTGCTGGTCGAGGTCGGGCTCAACCCCGAGGCCGGCGCGCTGCCCACGGTGCAGTCGCTGTCGGCCCGCTTCGCCGACCACCTGGCGCGCGCCGGGCGCCTGCCGGTCACGCCTGCCGACGAGGCCGCTGCCTGATGCGTGCGCCGGCCCGTCATTGCCGCACCTGCCGCTGCAGCCGCGTCAGCGCCACCACGGTGCGCGGCGGCACGCTGGCCGTGCGCAGCATGGCGGCGCGGCAGGTGGTCAGCCAGCGGTCCAGCAGCGCCGCATCCAGCGCGCCGTGGGCTTCGAGCACCAGCACCAGCTGCTGCGCGAACAGCTCCAGCGCCGCTACCCGTTCGGCCAGCGCGGCCGGTTCGTCGTTTTTCGTTTCGAGGTGATTTGCCATGAGGGCGACTATCTCCATCCCGGCCGCTCTCGCCCATGGCGACGGCGAGGCCATGCCCACCACGCCCGATCCTATGAGCGTGCCCGATGCCATCTACCACACGGTGCACGGCTATCCGGGCGGCGTGTCTGCCCTGGCGGCGCGCATGGGCCTGCCCGTGCCCACGCTCACGCACAAGGCCAACCCGAACAACGACACCCACTTCCTGCGCCCGCAGGAGTTGGTCACGCTGCAGCACATGAGCGGCGACGCGGCGGTGCTGATGGCCATGGCCGCAGCGCTGGGCTACACCGTCACGCGCGCCACGCCGGATCAGTCGGGTGGCGATCCGCTGCAGGCACTGGTGCGGCTGCAGGTGGAGATGGCCGACCTGGTGCGCGCCGCGGCCGAGCCGCTCGAGCGCCTGGTGGGCAAGCCCGGCGACTGCGTCACCGGCAACGAGCTGCGCCGTGTGCAGTACCACGCCGAGGAGACCAGCGCGGCGCTGTCGCACCTCGTGGGTGCGCTGCGTGCACGCCAGCGCGTGGCACCGAAGGTGGACTACTGATGCGCCCGCGCGCCCCGTCTCCCCAGGGGGTTGAAGCTCGCACGGTTTTCGCGCGGCGCGCCCTGGCCCTGGCCTCGGTCGGCGAGCGGCAATCGCGCGCGCCAGGTCGTGGGTCCTTCTGCGAAGCCTGCGGTGAGGGTAATTCGCGCCCCGTTCGGTGGGTAGGTAGCGAGGCGGCGAGTTACTGACGATGGCAGCGAACTACGAAAACGCCCTGGCGCAGGTGCGCGCCCATGGCCTGCTGGTCGACCACTTCGAGGTGGGACGCATGCGCCGCTGCCTGGTCGAGGGCGAGGGACGCGAAAAGCGCGGCTGGTACATCGTCCACGAGATGCGCCTGGACAGCGGCGTCGATGTGCTGGTGGGCGGCTACGGCGTGTGGCGCGGCAACGAGAACAACGCGCGCAAGATCGAGCTGGGCAAGGAATTCACCGTCACGCGCGAGCAGGCCGAGGCGCTGCGCAAGCGCCTGGCCGAGGACAAGCGCCGCGCCGAGCTCGCACGCAAGGCCGAGGCGCAGCGCGCCGCCGACCGCGCTGGCAAGGCCTGGCGCCTGTGCACCGAGCAGGGCGAGAGCGAGTACCTGGCCAAGAAGGGCGTGGGCGCGCACGGCGTGCGCTTCTCGCCCACGGGCGCGCTGGTCATCCCGATGCTGGACACCGCCGGCGTGGTGCAGGGCCTGCAGGTGATCCGCCGCCCTGGCGCGCGCGGGCTGGCCAAGGAGTTCTGGCCAGCCGGCCTAATCAAGAAAGGCCACTTCCACCTGATCGGCATGCCCACGCCTGGCGCGGTGTTGCTGCTGGTCGAGGGCTACGCCACCGGCGCCAGCCTGCACGAAGCCACCGGCCTGCCCGTGGCCGTGGCCTTCGACGCCGGCAACCTGGCGCCCGTGGCCGCGGCGCTGAAGAAGCGCTACAAGCTCTCGCGGATCCTGGTCGGCGCCGACGACGACACCACCCAGAAGTGCCGCCAGTGCAAGGGCCACGTCTGGCTGCCCGATGGCGACGAGTGCCCACACTGCGGCGAACCGCACGGCGCCAGCAACGCCGGCATGAGCAGTGCCAGCGCCGCCGCCCTGCAGGTGGACGGCGCCTGGATGGCACCCCAGTTCGGCGACGCGGCCGCGCGCCGCGCTGGCTGGATGGGCGGCAAGGGCACCAAGCTCAACGACTTCAACGACCTGCACCTGCTCGAGGGCCTGCACGTGGTGCGCGCCCAGGTCGAGGCCCGCCTGCTGGCGCTTGGCTGGCGCGCCGCCGCGGCGCCCGCGCGGGCACAGCAGCCCAAGGGGGGCGAGGTGCCGGCTGGCCAACCGCCTGAGCGCCTGCGGCCCATGGAATCGCTGGATGAGCTGCTCGAGCGCTTCGCGTTGGTGTACGGCCAGGGCGGCACGGTGTTCGACCACCAGGAACACATCCTGCTGCCGCTGGGCGACATGCGCGACGCCTGCCTGACGCGCGAGCTGCACCGCGCCTGGGCCGAACACCCGGACCGCCAGATCGTGCGCGTGCAGGAAGTGGGCTTCGACCCTGCCGAGCAGGACCCCGCCATCCTGTGCAACCTGTGGGCTGGCTGGCCGACCACGCCGCGCGCGGGCAAGTGCGAGTACCTGCTGGACCTGCTGCGCTACATGTGCGCCGGCGACAGCCGGCCCGAAGCGCTGTACCAGTGGGCCCTGAAGTGGCTGGCCTACCCCATCCAGCACCCGGGCGCCAAGATGAAAACCACCATGGTCATCCATGGGCCGCAGGGCACGGGCAAGAACCTGTTCTTCGAGTGCGTCATGGAGATCTACGGGCGCTACGGCCGAGTGATCGACCAGTCGGCCATCGAGGACAAGTTCAACGACTGGGCCAGCCGCAAGCTGTTCCTGATCGCCGACGAGGTGGTGGCCCGCTCCGACCTGTACCACGTCAAGAACAAGCTCAAGGCGTTCATCACGGGCGAGTGGATCCGCATCAACCCGAAGAACATGCAGGCCTACGACGAGCGCAACCACGTGAACATGGTGTTCCTCTCGAACGAGGCTATGCCCGTGGTGCTCGAGGAAGATGACCGGCGCCACGCGGTGATCTGGACGCCCGAGAAGCTGGGCACCGACTTCTATGCCGGCGTGCGCGCCGAGATGGCCAGCGGCGGCGGCGCCGCGCTGCACGACTACCTGCTGCACCTGGACCTGGGCGACTTCGACGCCGGCACGCTGCCGCCGATGACGGACGCCAAGCGCGAGCTGATCGACCTGTCCAAGGACTCGCCCAGCCGCTTCGTGCAGGCGCTGGAGGGTGGCGACATCGATGGCTTTCCCGGCGCCAACGCGCCGCGCCTGCTCCTGCCTGCGCTCAGCAGCGACCTGTACGACCTGTACACCGTCTGGTGCCGCACCGTGAACCTGAAGGCGCTGAACCAGCCGCGCTTCGCCAACGCGCTGATGCGCAAGCACCAGGCGCGCACCGAACGCAAGCGCTACGCCAGCGGGGACATGGGCACCAAGGGGCCCGCGGCCATCACCTGGCTGCCTGGCTGCCACGAAGCGCCACCCGGGCGCAGCGAAACCGAGTGGCTGGGCGAACGCGTGGATGTGTTCCGCATGGCCCTGCGCGACTACAAAAACCGGGGGTTCGCATGACCAGCGTCCTGGTTCGGCCCGGCCTGTGCGGTATGTGCGGTATCGCGTGCGGTATCCCGTGCGGTATTAAGTCGTTGATTCATAAGGGCTGTGCGGTATGTGCGGTATCGCCCTTCACGGGGGCGCGGGCGGGCGCGTGTGCAGGCGTGCGCCCAGGCGTGCAGGCGCGCATGTGTGCACAGGCGCAGGGATACCGCACATACCGCACATACCGCACACGCCTTATCTATCAAGCACTTACGTGCGCCGCGATACCGCACACCACACCACACATACCGCACAAAAGGATCGATGGGATGAAAAAAGAAGCTGTTGCCGCTGGCCAGGCGCGTGCGGTGATCCGCTGCACCCCTGAAAACGCTGGCGACATGCGCGCCCTGGTGCAGCGCTGGCCCGAGCTCAACGCCCTGGTGAAGGGTCTGCAGGCGCAGGGCCTGTTCCCCGGCCTGCGCGCCCTGCGCATCACGGTCACAGGCGACGAAAAGCAAGTGGCCAAGGGGTTGGCCGGGGTGATGCCGCAAAACGCCGCCAGCGCCTCGCCATCGGAGAAAGGAACCACGCCATGACCGCCCTCAGCATCTCCATCCGCACCGAAGGCCTGGACGCCGTTCGCGACACGCTGGACAAGCTCAGCGGCGCGCAGGCGCGCGGTGCCTACGCCAAGGCGCTGACCGACACCGGCTTCGAGGTGCGCCGGCGCATGCAGGCCCACCTGGGCAAGCAGTTCGACCGCGTCACGCCCTGGGTGCAGAAGTCGCCCAAGGTCTTTCCGGCCACGCCGGACCGCCTGAGCGTGGCAGTGGCGCCCACGCTGACCACCGACCACAGCGCGTTTATGCGCGGCGGCAAGGTCGGCGTGGACCCGCAGGACGTGCTGCAGGCGCAAGAGGCTGGCGGGCGCCGGCGCGACAAGCGCAGCGAGGTGCTGTTGCGCCGCGCGGGCATCCTGCCGGCCGGCTACCAGACCGCCATTCCCGCCACGCCGTACCCCGGAAGCGACGACGGCCGCGGCAACCTGCGCGGCGCCTTCCTGCAGCAGTTGTTGAGCTACCTGCAGGCCTTCGGCGAGCAGGGCTTCAAGGCCAACATGACCGATCGGCGCAAGCGCAGCCTGCACAAGGGCAGCGCACGCGCGGCCGGCCGGCGTTACTTCGTCTCGCACGGCCGCCTGCGCGATGCCACGCGCCACCTGGCGCCCGGCATCTGGGCGGCGTCCGGCCCGGGCGGCGTGGTGCTGCAGCCGGTGCTGATGTTCGTGCGCATCGGCAACTACCGCCCGCGCCTGGACCTCGATGCGCTGGCGCGCGGCGCCGACCTGCAGGACTACCTGGACCGGCGCCTGCGCTTTCGCATTCGGGAGGCCGCAGGCGTATGACCCAGCCCGAACAGCTCACGCCGCGCCAGTTCGCCGTGCGCCTGGGCTTCAAGCCCAACTACGGCAACCAGCTGGCCAAGGATGGCCGCCTGGTGTTCGCGCCCGATGGCAAGCACGTCCTGCTGGCCGAATCGCTGGCGCGCTTCGAGGCCACGAAGGACCCCAGCCGCCAGGGCGTGGCCGACCGGCACGCGGCCGGGCGCGCGGCGCAGGCGCCGGCGCCCGCGCCTGAAGCGCCAGCCGGCGACGCGGCGGCCCCGGGCGAGGAGGAAGAGGAAGAGGGCGGCGCCGCCCTGTACAACTTTCATAGCGCGAAAGCGAAGCGCGAGCACTGGGCGGCCGAGCGCGAGCACGCCGCGTTCAGAAAGGAAGCCGGCGAACTGATCGAGCTGGCCACCCACGTCGCCGCGCTGGCCGACCTGGGCGCCACCATGCGCGCCAAGCTCGAGGCCTGGGCCACCGTGCTGCCGCCTCAGCTCGTGGGGCGCGACGAGGCCGGCGCGCGCGCCGTGATCGCCGACCAGGTCGAGCTGCTGCTGCGCGACCTGGAGACCGCCGCCCGCCGCCACGCCGGCCAGGACGGCGCCGCATGAGCGCGCTGCCACACGCCACCCCAGCCTTCGCCAGCGCGGCGCGGGGCTACGCGGCGTTCGCCCGCGCCGTTGCGCCGCGCAAGCCGCTCACGGTCAGCCAGTGGGCCGACCTGGAGCGGCGCCTGTCCAGCAAGGGCAGCGCCATCACCGGCCAGTGGCGCACCGACCGCAACCCGCCGCTGCGCGAGCCCATGGACTGCCTGAGCGCGCGCTCCCCGGTGCGCGAGGTGGTGCTGATGTGGCCTGTGCAGGTGGGAAAAACTGAGGTGGCCATCAACGCCCTGGGCTACTGCATGGATCACGACCCGGGGCCGGTCATGGTCTGCCTGCCCGGCGAGGTCAGCATGAACAAGTGGGTGGCGCAAAAGCTCCACCCGGCCATCGAAGAGTCGCCCGCCATGCGCCGGGCGCTGACCAGCGTGGCTAGCCGCGATGCGGCCAACACCCGCACCTTCAAGGACTTCGCCGGCGGGCAGGTGTATGTTGAACACGCCGGCAGCCCGAGCCGCCTGAAGTCCACCACCGTGCGCACGCTGCTGGTGGACGAGGTGGACGAATTCGCCAACAACCTGAGCGGCGGCGACGACCCGGTCGAGATGCTGCGCGCGCGTACCAGCGCCTTTCCCGGCACCAGCAAGACGCTGTTCATCAGCACGCCGCAGATCAAGGGCATCAGCCGCATCGAGCAGCTGTGGGAAAAAAGCGACCAGCGCCGCTACCACGTGCCATGCCCGCACTGCGAGCACATGCAGCCACTGCAGTGGGGCGGCTTGACTTGGAGCCCAGACGGCAGCCAGGTCTGGTACACCTGCTGCGAGTGCGGCGCCAGCATCGAAGAGCACCACAAGACCGCCATGATCGCCGCCGGCCAGTGGGTGGCGACATACCCAGACCGCAGGACGCGCGGCTACCACCTCAACTGTCTGTACTACCAGTTCGGGATGGGCCCGCGCTGGGCCGAGTTAGTGGAGACATGGCGCGAAGCGCAGGCCGACCCCGCGCGGCTGAAGACCTTCGTGAATGACCGCCTGGCCGAACCGTGGGAAGACGACGCCATGCGCGCCGTGCGGCACAACGCCATCGCCGACCGGGCCGAGCCCTACCGCCTGCGCACCGCGCCTGCCGGCGTGCTGGCCATCACCGCCGGCGTGGACACGCAGGACAACCGCCTGGCCGTGCAGATCGTCGGCTGGGGGCAGGGCATGGCGTTCTGGGTGCTGGACTACGTCGAGTTGCCCGGCGACCCGGCTGCGCCCGAGGTGTGGGTGGCGCTGACCGAGCTGCTCAACGCCCCCATCGAACACGCCAGCGGCGCATTGCTGCGCGTGCAGGCCTACGCGCACGACATCGGCGGGCACCGCGGCGAAGCCGTCAAGGACTACGTGCGCCAGCGCTTGGTGGCGCGGCCCATGGCCATCTTCGGCGCCACGGCCAACAACGCGCCGGTGCTCAACAAGGGCAAGCTGGCCGACGTGAACTGGCGCGGCAAGAGCGACAAGCGCGGCGTGACGGTCTACCAGGTCGGCACGGTGGCCGCCAAGCACTGGCTGTACGGGCGCCTGTCCACCGACCACGACACCGCGCCCGAGGCGCGCGTGACGCACTTCTCCGACGAGCTGGCGCCGGAATTTTTCGCCGGCCTGGTCAGCGAAACCTACGACCCGCGCAAGAACCGCTTCGAGAAGCGCCGCGGCGCGCGCAACGAGCCGCTGGACACCTGGGTCTATGCCTTCGCCGCGGCGCATCACCCCGAGCTGCGCCTGCACCGGCGCACGCGCGCGGACTGGGAGGTGGCGGTGCGGCAGATTCAAGAGAAAACAGCCGTCGGCCCCGACAAACAAAGCTTTGGCAGCTATGAAATAGATAGCGAATCGGCCGCGCCATCCCTAGCCGTGTCCCCGCCCGCGCGCCGCGCGGACAGCGCCGACCACCTCTTTTCCCCCATCGCCCTCTGACCCCACCGACCGACATGCACACTGCCTACCCTGCCCCTGAGCCCGAGTTCGACGCCCTCGCCGTGGTGCGAGAGGAGGCCGCCGCCGTGGCCCAGGCCTTCGGCATCGTCGCCAGCGACGACGCCGGCGCCGCGCTCATCGACCGGCTGATGCTGCGCCTGGGCGGCAGCTACGTCTACGTACCGCGGCGCCCACCCGAAGAGCGCCTGCGCGTGCGCGACGAAGTGCTGCGCCGCTTCGACGGCACCAACGCCCGCACGCTGGCGGCTGAGCTGGGGGTGACGGTGCGCTATGTCCAGCGACTCGTGGCTGGTCGCTGACGCGCCCCTTAGGGTGCGAACAAAAATAGCGAACAGTTCACATGGACTGTTCGCACCCCCTGCCGGCATCGTGCCGGCATGTCCATCTACCGCCACTACACCGACGAGCAGCTCACCACTACGCGTGACCAGCTGATCGCCTCGCTGCACGGGCGGCTCACCGGGGCCACCAGCGTCGGCAACAACGGCCGCACCGCCGCCTTCGCGCAGCGCCCTCAGGACATCCGCAAAGAGATCGAGGCCGTCGGTGCCGAGATCGACCGCCGCGCAGGCCGCCCCAGCGGTCGCGGCCCCATCTACCTGGTGTGACGCAGGCCATGGCACGCCGCGGCAACAAGCACCGCCCCACCCGCAACACCGCCGCCGCGCAGCTGCCCGGCGCCGCCGGCGCGTCCTTGTCCGCGCACCAGGCGGCCGGCAACGACCTGGCCCTGGCCGACTGGAACCCGCTGCCCGGCAGCGCCGACAGCGACCTGCTGCCCGACCTGGACACGCTGACCTCGCGTTCGCGCGACCTGGGCCGCAACAACGGCCTGATGGCCGGCGGCATGCAGACGCTGCGCGACAACATCGTCGGCGCCGTGCTGCGCCTGAGCTGCAACCCCGACTACCGCCTGCTGGGCTGGACGCGCGAGCAGGCGCGCGAGTGGGGCAACACCACCGAGGCGCACTTCCGCTCCTGGGCCGAGACCACCGAATGCGACGCCGCGCGCTCGCTCAACCTGCTGGGCCTGACCCTGCAGGCGCTGGGCGGCGGCATGCTCAACGGCGACGCGCTGGCGCTGCCCCTGTGGCTGCCCCGGCCCGCCCAGCGCTGGAACACGCGGCTGATGATGGTCGAGGCCGATCGCCTCAGCACGCCCCTGCACCTGGAGCACCGCGCGGACATTCGCGGCGGCGTCGAGTTCGATGCCCATGGTGCGCCCTTGGCCTACCACGTGCTCAAGGGTCACCCTGGCGAGCGCTTCGGCCTGGGCGGTCTGCACGCGCTGCAGGCGCTGGAGTGGGAGCGCATCCCTGCCTACACCGCCTGGGGCCGCCGCCGCGTCATCCACTTGCACGACAAGGAGCGCACCGGCCAATCGCGCGGCAAGCCCATCGTGACCGCCGTGATGCGCGAGTTCCACATGGCCGGCAAGTACGCGGCCAACGAGCTGCAGGCTAGCCTGGCGAACTCGCTGGTGGCGGCGTTCCTCGAGTCCGACCTGGACCCGGATTCGGCCGGTGCGCTGTTCGGCGCCAACCCGCGTGAGGCCTGGCGAGAGTCCCTAGGCGAAGCGCGCAACATCCGCAAGCTGCAGGGCGCCGCCGTCATCCCGCTGCCCGCTGGCGCACGCCTGAACAGCTTCACGCCCGGCCGCCCGAACCAGGCGTTCGAGGCCTTCATGCTGGCCACGCTGCGCCACATCGCCGCCGGCATGAACCTGCCGTACGAGCTGCTGCTGAAGGACTTCAGCAAGACCAACTACAGCAGCGCCCGCGCCGCACTGCTGGAGGCGTGGCGCTACTTCCTGGGCCGTCGCCGCTGGATCACCGACTACTGGCTGCGCCCCGTGTACGAGCTGTGGCTGGAGGAGGCCGTGAACGCCGGCGTGATCGAGGCGCCTGGCTTCTATGAGAACCGCTACGCCTACTCGCGCGCGCGCTTCATTTTCGGCGGGCGCGGCTGGGTGGACCCCGTCAAGGAAGCCAAGGCCGCCGGCATCCGCATGAGCCTGGGCATCTCCACGCTCGAGCGCGAATGCGCCGAGCAGGGCGAGGACTACGAAGAGGTGCTCGACCAGCTGGAGGTGGAAAAGAACCTGCGCGCCGCGCGCGGCCTGGACTTCGCCGCCGCCCAGCGCGCCACCCTGCAAAACAGCGGCATTGCCGGCAACGAGGCCGACGCCGACGAAGGCCAGCAAGACCGCCAGGACCAGACCGCATGACCACCACCCGCTACCCGCACCTGGCCGCCCGCGTGTTCAACACGCCGCTGCTGATCCACCCGCAAAAGCTCGACGCCATCATCGCCGGCCTGGGCTCGCGCCTGCTGGGGGCGCCGCTGGACGAGGTGGCAGCGCAGGCAGCCGCCGCCGCGCCCACGCCCGGCATGTTCTCCACCCGCCGGGGCGAGCAGGCCGACCGTGGCTATCGCGTGGTGGACGGCGTGGCGGTGCTCAACGTCAGCGGCGCGCTGGTGCACCGCTCGCAGTACCTGATGGCCGACAGCACCTTCCTGCAGGGCTACAACGACTTGGCCGCGGATCTGGAAGACGCCATGTCGAACCCGGACGTGCACGCCGTGCTGCAGGTCTATGACACCCCTGGCGGCGAGGCGCAGGGCGCGTTCGAGTACGCCGACCGCGTCTTCGCCCTGCGCGGGCGCAAGCCGCTGGTGGCCATTTGCGACGGCATGGCCGCGTCAGCCGGCTATCTGGGCGCGTGCGCCGCCGACGAAGTCGTGACCACCACCACCGGCTACGCCGGCTCCATCGGCGTGGTCATGCGCCATGTGGACTTTTCGCGCGCGCTGGCCAACGACGGCATCGCCGTCACCCACATCTTCGCCGGCGCCCACAAGGTGGACGGCAACCCCTTCGAGCCGCTGCCCGCCGCCGTGCGCGAGGACTTCCAGGCCGACATCGACACCCTCATGGCGCTGTTCGTGGACACCGTGGCCCGCCAGCGCGGCCTGTCGGCGGACGCCATCCGCCGCACCCAGGCACGCACCTACCAGGGCGTGGCCGCCGTTGCCGCCGGCCTGGCCGACCGCATCGGCACCACCGACCAGCTCATCGCCGAATTGGCCGCGCAGCGCGCGCGGCTGTATCCCGTCGGGCAGACCGCCCGCGCCAACGCCAACGACAAAGGAGTCTCCATGTCCGGCACCACCGAAGGCGGTCAGCAAGCCGCCGCACCGGGCGCAGGCCCGGCCCTGACCCACACCAGCCAAGACCTGGACGCCGCGCGCGCCGCCGGCCACCAGGCCGGCGTGCAAGCCGAGCGCGAACGCGCCAGCGCCATCTTCGCGCACGAGGCCGCCGCCGGCCGCACCGCCCTGGCCATCCAGTGCGTCAGCACCGGCCTGTCGGTCGAGCAGGCGGGCGCCATCCTGGCCGCGGCGCCCACCGCCGCTGCCGCGCCAGCCGGCGCCGCCACCAACGGCTTCGCCGCCGCCATGGCCGGCCTGGGCAACCCGGCCGTGTCCGGCATCGAGTCCGGCGCCGACGACCCGCACGCGCAGGAGGCCGCCGCCGCCGGCCAGATCGTGTCGCTGTTTCGCGGCGGCCGCTGAAGCCCATCCACCCGCACACCCGGAGCACACGCCATGACCTCCTACCGCGCCGCCGTCCTCGATGAGGGCACCTACGCACACCGCCCGCTGATCGCCGGCAACGCACACCTGCTGGTGGGCCGCACCGTCACCATCGCCTCGGGCGCCAACCTGAAAGAGGGCGCGCTGCTGGGCGCCATCACCGCCAGCGGCAAGTACAAGCTCAGCGCCTCCGCCGCCTCTGACGGCAGCGAAAAGCCCGACCTGATCCTGGCCGAAGACATCGACGCCACCGGCGGCGACCGCCAGGCCCTGGCCTACGCGCGCGGCGACTTCAACGCCAACGCCATCAACTTCGGCGCCGGCCACACCGCCGACAGCGTGCGCGAAGCGCTGCGCACCAAGGGCATCACCTTGCTGCCCGTCGTGCCGGCCTGACGCGCAGTCGCCACCAGACCCACCCCATTCACCGGAGACCTCTCATGGACATTTTCTCCACCGGCGTCCTGACCCGCGTCGTACGCGAGCTGCCGCCGCCCACGCCCTTCATCCTCAACTCGTTCTTCCCGAACGTGCAGACCGAGACCAGCGAGGAAATCCACTTCGACCTGGCCACCAATCGCCGCCGACTGGCGCCCTTCGTGGCGCCCATCGTGGGCGGCCAGGTGGTCGAGTCCGCCGGCTACGTCACGAAGACGTTCAAGCCCGCCTACGTCAAGGACAAGCGTGTGTTCGACAGCAGCCGACCGCTCAAGCGCGCCATCGGCGAGCGCATCGGCGGCGAGCTGTCGCCCGCGCAGCGCGTGCAGCTGCTGATGGCCAACGACCTGGCCGACCAGCTCGACATGCTGACGCGCCGCCAGGAAGTCATGGCCATCGAGGCGCTGCTGACCGGCGGCATCACCGTCAAGGGCGACTTCTATCCCGAGACGCGCGTGGACTTCGGCCGCCATGCCGACCTGACCGCCACACTGACCACCACCAAGCGCTGGGGCGAGAGCGGCGCCGACCCGCTGGCGGACCTGGAAGCATGGTCCATGCTGGTCACCCAGCACTCGGGCGCCACCGCCACCACTGTGGTCATGGATGTGAAGGCCTGGGCGCTGTTCAGCGCTTCGGCCGCCGTGCAAAAGCTGCTGGACCGCTTCCGCGGCAATGACAAGCTGAACCCCACCGTCAGCGGTGAGGGCGCGCGCTACATGGGCAGCATCGGCGACTTCGACATCTGGGTGTACGCCGGCTGGTACGAAGACCCGGACACCAAGACGCTCAAGCCCTTCCTGCCCGACCACACCGTGCTGGTCCTGTCGCCCGACATGGAAGGCACCCGCGCCTATGGCGCCATCCGCGACGAAGAGGCGGGCTTCCAGGCCATGCCGTACTTCACGAAGTCGTGGATCGAGCCCGATCCGGCCGTGCGCTACCTGCTGATGCAGTCCGCGCCGCTGCCCGTGCCCTACCGCGTCAACGCCGCGCTGGCGCGCACGGTGCGCTGACGCGCCGCCAGGACTGCACGCGATGAGCACGCCGCTGCCCTTCGACGCCCTGGACGCCGCCCTGACGGCGGCCGTCACCCAGCACCTGGCCAACGCCTTGGTGCAGGTGACCGTGGATGGCCCGCATTGGGCGGCCATGTACGAGTGCGGCCGGCCCGATGCCTCGCCCTTCGGCGAGGTGGCCACGGCGCCGGCGCACACCGTGTCGCTGTGCCTGACCGGCGTGGGCGATGTGGCCGAAGGGCAGCAGATCGTGCTGACCACGCAGCGCTGGCCCGCTGGACAGGTCTGCCGCATCACCACGGCGGTCGAGCCGGACGAAAGCAACTGGGCCACGTTCGACGTGGTGCCGGTGTAGGAGGGCAGGGCGCATGTTCTCCCTCGTCCCCGTCATCGCTGACCGCCTGCGCAGCGCATTGGGCGCCGGCTGGCAGGTCGGCGACGGCACTGTGCCGCACGACAAGCGCACGCTGCCGCGCGCTGTGGTCGAGGTGCAGGCGCCCGAAGTCGAAGCCAGCAGCGGCCCGGCCGTCAAGCTGGCGCCGCGCTACGTCGTGCAGATCGCCGCCAGCACCACCGACACCGGCGCATTCGCCCAGCTGGACGCGGCCATGACCGCCGTCATCGCCCAGCTGCACAACTGGCGCCCCGACTTCGCCGCGCACAAGGTCAGCCGCCTGGACCTGATCGCCGCGCGCGACCTGCAAGCCATCGAGCAAGGCCTGGCCGGCTTCGAGCTGCTGTTCACCACCACCACCACCCGCCTGGGCTGCGACGACGACTGACCCGGCACCACAGGAGCGACACCACCATGGCCCTCATCTACGCCAAGAACCAGTACACCATCCCGCGCGGGCGGGTGTATTTCAACCCCCGCCACCCGGCCACCGACGAGCTGCTGGGCGAGCTGTACATGGGCAACTGCCCCAGCTTCGGCATCAGCGTGGAGACGGAAAAAGCCGAGCACTACGGCGCCACCTCTGGCCTGCGCGAGAAGGATGCGTCCTTCGTGGTCGAAGTGAAACGCGACGGCCAGCTGACCTGCGACAACATGAGCGGCCAGAACGTGTCGCTGTTCCTGTCCGGCTCCACCGGCAAGGTCACCCAGGCTGCCGGCTCCGTGACGGACGAAGAAATCACCGTCATCCCCGGGCGCTACTACCAGTTGGGCCTGTCTCCCACTACCCCGGTGGGTGCGCGCAAGGTGTCGGCTGTCGTGGTCAAGCCCGGCACCACCGGCGCCGCTTACGTGGCGGGCGCCGACTACATGCTGGACGCTGACCGCGGCACGCTGCAGATCCTGGCCACGGGTGCCATCCCTGCGGGGCCGATCAAGGTCAGCTACAGCAAGACCGCCGTGGAGTGGGAGGGCATCCGCTCCGGCGCTAGCGGCGAGCTGCGCGGCGCCATGCGCGTGGCCAGCGACAACGCCGCTGGCGCCAACCGCGACTACTACTTCCCCGAGGTGACGCTGATCCCTTCTGGCGAGCTGCCCGTGATCGCCGAGGGCACCGACTTTGCGTCGATGCAGTTCGACGTGGACATCCTCAAGCCCGCCAACGGCGAGGCCATCTACGTGGACGGCATGCCCCTGGCCACCTGAGCCGGCCCTGACCCCCGCCGCCGGGCCGCTGCGCCGCGCCCGGCCGGCTCGCCCTGCGGCTGACCCACGGCCGCAGCGCCAGCCGCCACCACACCCACGCCCGCACGCCCGACCCCATCCCCATGGCCCTCAAGCCCATTCAGATCCTGATCAACGCCAAGGACAACGCGTCTGGCGTGTTCAGCAGCCTGCAGGCCAAGGTGGCCGCCGTGGGCGCGGCCATCGGGTCGTACTTCAGCGCGCAGACCTTCATCGGCATCATCAAGGGCGCCTCTGACTTCGAGGGCGCCATGAGCCGCGTGCAGGCAGCCACCGGCGCCAGCGGTGCCGAACTGCAGGCGCTGAAACAGGCCGCAGAAGACGCCGGCGCCAGCACCAAGTTCACCAGTGTCGAAGCCGCCGCCGCGCTGGAAAACCTGGCCAAGGCCGGCCTGGACGGCAAGGACGCCATCGCCGCGCTGCCCGCCGTCCTCAATCTGGCTCAGGCCGCCGACGTGGACCTGGCGCGGTCGGCGGAATACGTGACGAAGGCCGTCATGGGCATGGGCCTGCAGTTCGAGGACGCGGGCCGCGTCACGGACGTGCTGGCCAAGGGTGCCAACGCCACGAACACCAGTGTCGAAGGGCTGGCGCAGGCGCTGAGCTACGCCGCGCCCGTGGCCAACAGCCTGGGCCTGAGCCTGGAGGGCACCGTTGCCATCATCGGCAAGTTTGCCGACGCCGGCATCGACGCCAGCCGCGCCGGCACGGCGCTCAACAGCATCCTGTCGCAGTTCAGCGACCCTGCATCCAAGTTCCGCGAGGAGCTCAATGCCGCCGGCATCACCACGGGCAACTTCGAGCAGGCGCTGCACCAGCTGGCCGCCGCTGGGCCGGCTGGCTCCAGGGCCATTCTGGCCGTGGGCCAGGAAGCTGGACCGGCCCTGCGCGCGCTGCTGAACCAGGGCATGGGCGCGCTGGACGAGCTCAAGGTCAAGCTGCAGGACAGCGCCGGCAGCGCCGCCGAAACCGCCCGCGTCATGCAGGACAACCTTAAGGGTTCCTTCACTGGCTTGGCCAGCGCCTGGGACACGGTGAAGAACGTCCTGGGCACGCCCGTCCTGCCGGTGCTGAAAGACGGAGTGGACCAACTGGCCGGCGCGCTGCGCGGCGCGGTGGCGGACGGCACCATTGCCCGCTTCGGCGAGAGCATGGCCACCGCATTCAAGAACGGCCTGAAGTGGGTGCAGGAGTTCGCGGCATCGCTGGACATGCAGGCCATCATCGCCAAGGTGCAAGGCTGGGCCGATGGCGTGGGCGAGGCGATGAACCGCATCGGCGAATACGCCACGAATGCGGGCAACATCGTCAGGACTGCCTGGGGCGTGATGACCGCCGGCCTGGGCACCGTCATGGCTGCCATTTTCAAGTTGGCCGAGGGGTTTGCCACCGTGGCCAGCGGCATCCAGTCCGGACTGGCGCTCATCATGGACGGGTTTGCCAAGGTCACATTCGGCGTTCTGTCCAAGTCATTCAAGGCAGCCGCCGACGAAGTCCGCCTGTCGGCAGAAGCCACTGGCGCCGTAGCCGAGGCCTATGCACAGAAAGCCAGCGCCGCTTTCGAGGCCGCGACAAACGGGGCCGTGCTGGCACAGGAAGGGTTCGCCGGGCTTGTGCGTGGCATGCAAGCTGCGGACGAAAAAGCTGCCACCACCAGCGCGGCCATCGCCCAAGTCACGTCCGAGCTAGAAAAGGCGGGCAAGGCCAGCATCGAAGCGGCAGACGCGCAGCGCAAGAAAATCGAAGCAGACGACGCCGCCAAGGCTGCCGCTGAAACAAACGCTCGCGCCATCGCCGTCATGCGCGAGGAATACGCGCAGCTGGTGGCATCCGGCAACCTGCAGGCCGCTGCCGAGCTGCAGCAAAAAATCGCCAAGGCGCTGGGCGACGTGGGCACGGCCGCCGTGCAGTCCAGCAAGCAGATCGAGATGGCCGCCGCTGCCATCGCTGCCAAGAACACGGTGGCGCAGGCGTCGCTGAAGCTGCAGCTGGAACAGGAAAAAGCCTACGAGGCCAACGCCCGCGCCATCGGCAACGAGTACGCGGCGCTGCAGTCCAAGATCCGGCAAAAGGAAATCGAGATCAAGATCGTCGAGGCCACCGCCAAGGCCATGCGCGACGAGGCCGAGGCATCCATCCGCGTGGCGGAAGCCAAGCTCGCCGAGATGAAGGCGAACAAGGAAATCAACCCGGCCATGGAAGCCGAGTTGCGCAACCGTATCGAGCTGGGCAAGGCCAAGAAGCTGGAAGCGGAAGCCACCCGCGTCGGCGTCGCCCAGCTGGAGCTGGAGCTGAAGATGCTGCGCAACGGCACCAGCGCCCGCCACGACCACAACAAGGCCATCGACCGAACCGCCCAGGCCCGCGACGCCGCCACGGCTGCCCTGGAGCGCGAGAACGCCGCGCTGGAGCGCTCCATCGCCGCCCAGGAAAAAGCCAACCAGCTCAAGGAGCGCGCCGCCGAGCTGGAGCGCAAGAAGTGGAACGTGGACAAGGACGGATTCACGCTCGACAGCAACGGCCAGCGCATGCAACAGGGCATGCCCAACGAGCGCTACGTCTACGACACCGCCAAGGGCCAGGGCTTGGACGAGGCCACGGCGCTGCGTTTGGCTGGGCGCTTCTGGGGTGATGGCAAGCCGACCGGCATGCAACGTGCCGGCATGTTCGGGGCCAGCAAGGACTGGTTCACGCAGGTCAACGAGGCCATCAATGCGGAGGTACTGGCTGCTGCCCGCCAGCGCCAGCAAGCTGAATATGAAGCCAGCCGCAAGCCGGCAGCGCGGCCCGAGCAGTCCGCCCCAGCCAGCCCGGCCACGACCGCTTCCCGCCCCGCCAACTCAGGCGTCAGCAACGGCATCACGCACGTCCTCAACATCAACCTGGACGGCCAGCGCTTCGGTGTCAACACCGACGCCGCCGGCGCCGACAACCTGCTGCGCGTGCTCGAGCGCGGCAAGCTCAATTCGGGACGCTGACCCCATGCCCGCACCCCGCACCCACACCCTCGCCGCCCTCGATCTGCCCCGCGCCCTCATCTGGGTCGACGAATACGACTGGACCCCCGTCGCCCGCGCGCAGGAGTACTCCCTGACCGGCGCGCTGATCGTGGACCAGGCCGTGCGCCAGGCCGGCCGGCCCATCACCCTGCAGGGCGTGGATGACCACGGCTGGACGCGGCGCGACACGCTGCAGCAGCTGTGGGACCTGGTGGCCACCGCCGGCGGGCCGCTGCCGCTCACTCTGGCCGATGGCCGCACGTTCAGCGTGCGCTTCGCGCCCGACGACCCGATCCGCGCCGAGCAGCGGGTACGCGCCGAGCTGCCGCCCGCGCACTTTCCGTACATCGTCACCCTGCGCCTGGTGACCGCCTGACCGAACACGAGGACCCACCGCCATGCCCCTGCTCGCCGGAGACATCCGCTTCGCCCGATCGGCCAACATGGCCGACGTGCCCGAGGGCGGCGGCCCGCCGTCCGCGCAGCTGCTGACCAGCGGGCGCAGCAACGAGATTTTCCCGGACGTGAGCGAGGAGACCCGCACCGTCGGCCGCGTGGAGATCTACCAGATCTTCGGCCTGCTGCGAAACCTCGACCGCGACCCGCTGCTGGGCGCCAACGTCATCATCGCCGAGCCGCCGGCGGACCCGAACGTCAGCATCACGATGCTGTCGCTCAAAAACCCCTTCGCCACCCGCGCCGACATCGCGCGGCGCATCGAGAGCGGCATGTCGGCGGGCAGCGAGTGGAGCGGCTACCTGCTGGAAAACCACTTCGCCACGATGCGCTCGATCCAGCTGCTGCAGCGCCCCGGCGCCCCGAAGCCCACGGTCGGCAAAACCTATGTGCTCGTGTACCAAGAGGGCCAGAGCGGCGAGCGCCGCCAGCGCGTGCGGGTCAAGAGCGTGGACACCCAAGACCGCATTTTTTCTCAGATCGTCAACGGCACCCTGACCGACTTCACCGCCCAGGTCAGCACCTGCGAGCTGTTCGACGCGCTGCTGTACGACTTCCCCGGCTCGGCGCCCTCGCGCCTGTTCGCGCGCGAGACCGACAAGACGCGCGTGCGCGAGACCATCTACACCGACAGCGGCATGTTCTACGGCGCCGCGCGCCTGACCGTGGCCAGCCAGATCACCGACAACTGGCTGCAGCTGACCGGCATCTACACGCAGATCGTCCCGAACAGCCGCACCGAAGCCGCCGCCATCGACCAACAGCCGGCAGCCGGCCGCACGCTGGTGCTGGCCGAAACGCCCCGGCGCATCGAGGTCGGCATCACGCCTCACACCCAGCGCCTGCGCATCGGCGAGGAAAACGTCGGCCTGGTCTTTGTTTTCCAGTGCCGCCCGTACCCGTCCCCTGGCACGCTCATCCTGAGCTACCGCACCATGGGCACCTGGTACACCCTGCAGGACAACGGGCAGGGTGTGTTCGAGGGCAGCGGCGCAGGCACCGTCAACTACCTGACCGGCTCGCTGGCCGTCACGCTCAAGTCCGTGCCCGACATCGGCAGCTCCCTGGTGTTGTCGTGGGGCGAGAACACCGCCTTCACCAACCGCGCCGGCAGCGCCGCTTTTCGGCCGCCGGAGTATGGCTGGCAGTTGCCCGACAAGCCCATCAAGCCCGGCAGCCTCACCATCAGCTGGCCGTCCGGCGGTGTGACTTACAGCGTGACCGACAACGGCACCGGCGCGCTGGCGGGCACCGGCGGCGCCGGCAACGTCAGCTATGCCACCGGCCAGGTCTTCGTGCGGCCGTCCAAGCTGCCTGACGCCGGCGGCGAGCTGTCGGCGGCCTACACCTACCGCGAGGAGCGGGTGGAGATTTTCCCCGGCGTGGTGCCGGACGCCGGCGGCTTCGCCACGCTGACCCTGGCAGAGGTGCCCGCGCCGCGCAGCGTGGCCCTGGAGTGGACCACGGTGCGCAACGTCAGCGTCAGCAGCGGCAGCACCGAGGTGGTGTCGGAGAGCAAGACGCAGGTGGGCGTATCGGAGGAGGGCAAGGTGATCGTGTCCACCGCGCCGCGCGCCTGGACCCTGGCCCTGGCCAGCGGCACCGCCGCGCCGGGCAACACCGTCACGATGCGCTTCGAGACGCCGGGCGCCGCGCACGTCGGCACCTACACCTGGACGGGTGACGCGGCCAAGATGTCGCCGGCGTCCGGCACGTTCGCCGTCGCGGCGCATGGCTCCGAGCCGAACACCGTGTACTACGGGACCTTCGACGTGACGCTGGCCGCGGGCGCGCAGGGCAATGCGAGCTTCGTCGTCAAGGACGACGCGGCCTCGGTCCGTGCCACAGGGTCCGTGTACCTCTATGCGGACACGACCCTCCCGCCTGCTGATTTCGAGCGGCTGCCCAGCGGCGAGGTGCGGGCCATCACCGGCGCCGCGCTGGGTGGATACACCGCCGCCGGTGTGCTGGTGCGCGTGGTGTTGCAGCCGCTGTACCAGGACGGTGTGGGGTGGGTGTACGACCCGCCGGCGCGCAGCGACGCGCAATGGTCCGATTTCGAGCTGCTCGCGGGGAAGGCGTTGTTGAGCCGCCGAGGCGCATCCACCGAATACAAGGCCATCCCCTGACCCGACGCCCATAGGACAACCACATGCCCGAAGTCGCCATTAGCCCCAACGTACCACCGCCGGAAATTCCGCGCGTGCCGCCCCCCGCGCCGGCGCCCATTCCCGGCCCGCAGCCCGCCAACCCGATGCCGGTCTATGCCGCGCTGCCCACCAGCAACAACACGGTCAAGAGCAAGCTGACCAACGGCAGCACCAAGACCGAGACCAAATACCGCACCACCAAGACCCAGGAGACGGTGCGCCACAGCCTGACCGACAACGGCGCCGGCGGCATGGGCGCGGACGGCACCGTCAGCTATGCCGCCAAGAGCATCAACGCGCGCCTGCTCAGCCTGGACGCGACCACCGACGGCTATAAGAGCGACCACGAGGACACCCGCGCTTTCGATGGCGGCACGCAGCTGCCCGGCGGCAGCTCCAGCAGCCAAAAGGGTGGCGAGTACCTGGACAACGCCGTCAGCGAGCAACTGCTGGCCGCCAGCACGGTGCGCGTGGCCTACGCCGTGGGCAGCGGCGCCGAGGCCACCAACGTGGCGCCCTATCGCCCGGCCGACATCACCATCGACCTGTGCCCCACGACCAGCGACTACGTGGTCCCGGGCAGCGTGCAGTTTGTGTGGATGGGGCAGACCTACCAGGACTTCGACGGCCTGCTGTGGCGCGGGCGCACCGGCGGCAACCCCGGCATTCGCGCCGGGCACATGAACTACTCCACCGGAATCGCCACCATCACCGACTACGTCGTCAGCGGCTCGCCGTCCGACTTCACCCTGCAGTCGCTGTGGACCATCCGCCAGACGTGGAACACCGCCAGCGTGTTTTTCCGCACCGAAGCGGCGCCGCTGAAACCCACCGGCCTGGTCCTCACCGTGACCGACGCGCAGGGCGGCAACCTGACGGGCGCCAGCCAGGGCGATGGCTCCATCACCGGCACCCACCTGCACGGCCGCGTGGAGTACGCCACCGGCGAGGCCGAGGTGCAGTTCGGCGACTACCTGCTCGACAGCAGCCTCACCGACGCGCAGAAGCAGGAGTGGTGGTACGACCCGCAGCTCGTCGGCGCCGTTCAGCCCGGCCGCATCTGGCGCCCCTGGCCGGTGGACCCGACCACGCTGCGCTATTCGGCGGTCAGCTACATCTACCTGCCCGTGGACGTGTCGCTCATGGGCATCGACCCCGCCGCGCTGCCCGCCGATGGCCGCGTGCCCTTCGCGCGGCCCGGCGACACCTGCGTGGTGGGCGTCACGCACAGCGGACCGGCGTTCGCGCCGTCGGTCGGGCAGACCTACAACGTCGGCCACACGCGCCTGAGCTTCGTGCAGGTGCTGGATAACGTGACCGGCGAGGAAATCCGCACGGGCTACACGCACGACCTGGACGCCGGCACGCTCACTTTCACCGACCTGGCCGGCTACCCGGCGCAGGTCCGCGTCGTCGGCCGCACCGAGGTCTATCGCCAGATCGCCGAAGTGCGCATCGACGGCAAGGTGCGCCTGACGCAGCCCATCGGCTACGCCTTCCCGGCGGACGCGGTGTTCTCGACCGCGTTGCGCCAGGGCGACCGCTTCGCGCGCGTCACGCGGGTGTACGACCAAGCGTCATGGAACAAGGTCAAGTGGACCGACGGCGTGGACAGCACCGTCGGCGAGGCCGGCGCCACCTACAACGCGACCGGCTCCCCGGTGGAGGTCACGAATCGCGGCGCCATCACCGAGCGGTGGGCGCTGCACTTCAAGACCTCGACCACCTTCGACCTGTACGGCCAGCACCTGGGCCTGATCGCCAGCGGCTCGATCAACGAAGACTTCGCTCCGCCCAACACCGCCGCCGGCGTGCCGTATTTCACGCTGCGCGCGCTTGGATGGGGCGGCGGGTGGGCGGCGGGCAATGCCGTGTTCCTGGACACCGTCGGCGCGGAATTTCCCATCGACCTGGTGCGCACGGTGCAGCCCTCCAGCCCGGCGGGCATCGACGACAGCTTCTGGCTGGTGCAGCGCGGCGACGTGGGCCGGCCGCCCGAGAGCGGTTTGTAAGCCAAACCGCCCGCAAGCCCAGTCAATACAACGGCTTCCAGCTATTCAATCAGGAGCAACCACCCGTGCCGTACCCCACCGAAACCAAGCACTACAGCAGCACCTACCCCAACGCGCCGCAGGTCATCGCCGATCCGGGCGGCTACGTCGGCTTCCTGGACGCCCTCCTGGTCACCGGCTACGGCATCGCTGCGCTGGGAGACATCGTGGTGACCGAGGGCGTTGCCGTGGTTAACGTGCCCAGTGGCCACAGCCTGCGCAAATGGATGGTGGCCGCGCACACCGGGGCGGGGCACGCGGGTCTCAACGGCGAGCATCGCGTGATCGCGGCCAGCGGGAACACCTACACCATCGAGGTGACGGGGGTGCCCAACGGCACCTACAGCGGCGGCAGCACGCGCGTGGCGCCGCTGGGGTTTGAGATCAGCTACCAGAGCGGGCACAAGCGCATCTACCGCAGCAAAGACAGCCGGCGCAACGCGGTGAGCCTGTTCGTGGACGACAGCAACGCGGTGGCGGGCTGGAACCCTGGCACGAACAAAGCACTGACACAGGTGCGCATGGTGTGCGATGTCGTGGATATCGGCAGCTTCACCGCGCTGGATACGACGTGGTGGTTCAAAAGCTACGCGACCAGCGGCACAGTGGCCCGCCCGTGGCTGCTCGCCGGGGATGCCCTGGGGTTTTACTCGGCCGTGGATGTCCTCGGGACCGGTCTCGCCATCGCGTCCAATCATTTTGTGCAGCTCAATACGCTGGCGGCGGGCGACCAGTATGCGACCCTCTTGGAGGGGAGCACTGCAAACGCCAGTGCGCTTCCGGGCTACGCGAACGCGCTGGGCTACTGCGGGGCAGGGCTCAACTGGATGACGATGGGGACCCGGAAAATGGCCCGAGGTCTCGCCCAATCCGGCTCTGCCGTCGATGCGAGATATATCGGGCTGGGCACTTTGCAATCGACCACCGACGGCTGGCTTGTGAGTGGAGCGCGGCCTGTGCTGACCGCACCCGGCTCTGGCTCTGGCTCCATGACTCGCCTGGCCGAGGTCAGCCCGGCGGATTCCGGGGCGGTCTTGAGCCCCCTTATCGCTTGTACGCAAATTGGCACCTCAGCCGAGTGGGGCGCTCGCGCGAGAGTGCCGGGCAAGCTGTCAGCTCCCGCGGTCAGTGTGTGGTCGATGAACCCTGCACTGATGCCATCCCCCGGAGGGTTGCCGCAGTCTCAGCTGTTGGCGCTGCCTGCATTCACCGGCGGCAACACCAACAACAACAGCTCGGCGCTTGAAGCGGGTTTCGTGGGCGGTTATTACGTGGATGTGGTGGGTGCATGGCGGTAACCGGCCCCATCACGCTCGTGGCGCCGCTGCTGGTGCCGCTGCTGACGCCGCAGGACTGGTCCCCCGGCAGCACGCGCGGCATGCCGCCGGCGGCACCGGCGCTGCTGCGCCCGCTGCTGGGACATGCGATGGGCAGGGGCCATATCGCAGCTACCGTCAAGAAGCAGGAGCAGACCGACCCTGCCGCCATCCCCGTCGCGCGCCGCGTGGCACTGCTGGTCGAGCCCACGATGCAGCACGTGGCCGAGACCTGGAGCGATCCAGCCACGGGCGCCTATCGGTTCGACGGACTCAACCCCGCCGCGCGCTTCACCGTCGTGGCCTTCGATCACCTGCACGACTGGCGTGCCGTCATCGCCGACAACCTGGCGCCGGAGCGCACGCCGTGACGACGCGCGACCTGACCCTGACGCAAGCCGCCCGCGCCGCGCGCAACGCCGGCATGCTGGCGCGCGCCGACGACGGCGCCGGGCACAGCTACCTCGTGCTGTACACCGCGCAGGGCGGCACGCCCCTGGCCGTGCGCCAACTGGCCAAGCCCTGCGGCACGCTGCGCGAGGCGGACGGGCGCATCCTGCTGATCGCCGACACCGCTGCCGTCGATCTCGTCGTCGCCACTGGCGGCGCCACCTGGGGCGAGTGGGTGGCCACCGATGGCGTGGTGCTGGCCGCCGGCCAGGTCACGGACGCCGCCGGCATGGCCACCGGCATCGGTGGCGCCCTGGTCGACACCGGCGGCATCGGCCCGTGGGTGCTGGGCGGCACGCAGGGCACGCAGCTGTATGAGGGCGGCGCGGTGCTGCTCAACTCGGCATTGATCGGGTGAGGGTCATGTGGCAAGCGCAGACCTCATCTTCCGCCGCCCCGCCGCCACCAGCGGCAATCTCGTCTTCGGGCAGCAGGACGGCGGCGGCAGCGCCATCCCGGACGCGCTGCTGTCCGTCGATTGCGGCTTTGCCGGCGATGGCGCGGCGGATGTGCAGCTGTCGCTGGCGCCGGTCCTGTCGGCCGACTGCGGCCTGGCTGGCGAGGGCAGCATGTCGGTGCACCTGCTGTGGGACGCCAACGTCGTGCGCGGCCAGGTGCGCCACGAGCTGCAGCATGCCTGGCAGCAGGCGGCGCCCGTCAGCGCCGGCGCGGCCAGCCGCTGGCGCGAGGCGGACAACGTGCGCGTCGGCGCGCAGTCCCGCTGGCAAGCCGCTGCGCCCGCACGCGCCGCGCTGCGCCCCGCGATGCGCGAGGCGGGCCGCCTGCGCGCAGCCGCGCACAGCCGCTGGCAGCCGGGCGCCCCGGTGCGCCACGCCGCCAGGCTACTGTGGCAGGAGGCCGAGCGCCTGCGCAACGCTGTGCTGCAGCAGGGGCAGGAGGGTGTGCGCCTGCGCGCTGCCGCGCGGCTGCACTGGCAAGAGACCATTCGACTGCGCGCCGCCGTGGACACCCACTGGCAGAACGGCACGCCGGTGCGCGTGTGGCAGTCCGGGCACTACGGCGACGGGCGGGCGGTGCACGTCTCGCTGGTGCCGCACTGGCAGCAGGCCTGGCGCCCGCGCGCTGGCGTGTCGCGCCCGCCGCTGCCACCCGAGCCGCCCAAGCCCACGCCCTGCTATGTGCCTGATCCGCACCTGGTTTTCCGGGAGCTGGCGGCGCTGGACGGGCACCTGGTGTTCGTCTGCCGGCGCGGCCCGGGCCCTGTCGATCCCGACCCCGCGCAGTGGGTCATCCCCGTCCTGGAGGTCTATGTGACCACGCACAGCCTCGCCGCAGTCCTGCTGCCCAGCCTGGAGCCCGTCGCCCTCAAGGGCGCGACGATCGAAAGCGACGACGGCGGCTTCGGCTGGTCCCTGCAGGCCAGCGGCCCCGAGCACCTGCTGGACCAACTGGCGCCCGTCTCCGGCCTGCCCGCGCGCATCCGCGTCACCGTGGACGGGCACGACTGGGTCTTCGCCGTCGAGCGCATCGCCCGCACCCGCCGCTTCGGCGAACACCGCGCCAGCATCCAGGGTCGCAGCACCACGGCGCTGCTGGGCGCGCCCTATCTGCCCGAGCAGTCCTGGCTCAACAGCCTGCAGATCAGCGCGCAGCAGGCCGTGGCGCAGGCGCTGGAGTACACCGGCACCACGCTGGACTGGGGCATCGATGACTGGACGCTGCCCGCCGGCGCCTGGTCCCTGCGCGGCACCCCGCTGCAGGCCGCGCTGCGCTTCACCGAAGCCGCCGGCGCCGTGCTGCGCAGCCACCCGACCGAGCAGCGGCTGATCGTGCGCCCGCGCTACCCCGTGCTGCCCTGGGAGTGGAGCGCCGCCGCGCCCACGCTGCAAATGCCCGCCGCCATCATCACGACCGATGACCTGCAGCCCGAGCCGCGCGCGCCCTACAACGCCGTCTACGTCAGCGGCATGGCCGGCGGCGTGCTGGGCCACGTGCGCCGCGCCGGTACCGCCGGCGACCTGCTGGCGCCGCAGGTCACCGACCCGCTGATCACGCAAGAGGTGGCCGCCCGCATGCGCGGCAGCGCCGAGCTGGCCGCCGCCGGCAAAAAGCTGATGCAGACGATGACGCTGCCCATGCTGACCGATACCTGGGCGCCCGGCCCGGTGCTGCCCGGCTGGCTCGTCCAGGTGGACGACATCGGCCACAGCTGGCGCGGCCTGGTGCGCTCCATCCGCATCGACGCCGGCATGCCCGTCGTCCGCCAGACCGTGCAGGTCGAAAGGGTTGCCGCATGACCGCCACCACGCTCTACACCCGCCTGCTGGAGCTGCTGCCAGACCAGCCCATCACCACCGGCACCGTGCAAGCGGTGCACAGCGACGGCACTGCCACCGTGGAGCTGCGCGGCGGCGACCTGGCGCGCGTGCGCAACCCGCTGGGGGCGCAGGCGGGGCAGGGCGTCTATGTGCAAGACGGCGCGGTGATCGGCGAGGCGCCGGCGCTGCCCTATGTGCTGATCGAGATCTGACCCGGAGCGCCCCCACAGTATGCCCACCACCCACCTCGACCCCGTCAACGTCGCCATCGCCGTGGCCGGCGTGCTTTTCGGCCCGGCGCTGGCCGGCGTCATCGGGCCCTACGCCGTGATCATCCTGAGCGCCACCGTGGGCGCCGCCTGGGCGCTGGGGCGGCGCGAGGCCACGCCGCGCCTGGGGGCGGCGTGGTTTTTCCTGCGGTTGCAGACCACGGCGGTGCTGATCACCGTCAGCCTGGCCAGCTTGGCCGGGCGCTGGCTGGGCATGGAGGACCACACCTGGCTGCTGGCGCCGATTGCGTTGCTGGTGGGCGGCGTGGGCGACGACTGGCCGCGCGTGGGCCGCTGGCTGGTGCTGCGCGGCCTGCGCCTGTTCGAGCGCCGCGCCGGCGGTGACGGCGGAACTGGAGGGCCGGGCCATGGTTGACTGGAACGCGAATTTTCTGAGCTGGTCCACGCTGCAGCTGCTGGCCATGTTCAACCTGCTGCAGTGCCTGGGCATCGCCTGGGCTTGCATCTGCCGCCTCAACACCACGACGTGCCGCACCTACTGGCGCGCGCGGCTGCGCTACGTGTTGCTGCTGGCCGGCGCGCTGGCGCACGGCGGGCAGCCGCTGCTGTTCTCCACCCTGCCGGGCCCTGGCGGGGTGATCTTCGCGGCGACCGTGTTGGCCGGCCTGGTGCTGGGCATGGACCGCTGGCAGACCGCCATCCACAAGGACAAGCCATGCACATGACGCCTGCCACGATCCAGTTCTGGCCCGCCGGCCTGACGCCTGCCGCGCTGGCCGCGGCCACCGGCGCCACCGTGATGCGCGCGACGCGCTGGCACTCGCCCATCGCGCACGCCTGCACGTTTTTCGAGATCGTCACGCCCACCCGGCTGGCCGCGTTCCTCGCACAGATCGGGCACGAGAGCGGCCGGCTGGTCTACACGCGCGAGGTCTGGGGTCCCACGCCCGCGCAGCAGCGCTACGAGGGCCGGCGCGACCTAGGCAACGTCCGCGCCGGCGACGGGCGGCTCTACTGCGGGCGCGGCCTGATCCAGACCACCGGCCGCGCCAACTACCGCGCCACGCGCGATGGCCTGCGCGCGCGGCTGGGCGTGGACGGTGTGCCTGACTTCGAGGAGCAGCCTGAGCTGCTGGAGCAGAAGCAGTGGGCCGCACTGTCCGCCGCGTGGTACTGGGACAGCCGCGCCCTGAACGAGCTGGCCGACCTGGACAGCGACAGCGCCTTCGTGGCCATCACGCGCCGTATCAACGGCGGGGTGAACGGCCTGGCCGACCGCCGCGCGCTGTGGGCGGCCGGGCGCGCCGCGCTGGGTCTGCCGCCGCTCGAGTAGTGCCATGCGTGTGCGCTTCATGACCGAGCCGCAGCTTCGCCCCACCGGCCACGGCGCGCAATGGGAGCTGCTGGACGACTTCGTGGTGTTGATCGAGGACGACGGCTCCATCCCCGCCCCCGGCCTGCGGGTCGTCGTCGTGCCAGGCGGCTTCGCCACCGACCTGGCCAGCGTGCCGCGTCTGCCCGGCGCCTACCTAGCATTCGCCGGCCGTGCCCGGCGCAGCGCCATCCTGCACGACTGGCTGTACGAGCAGCGCTACCCGCGCGAGTGGGCCGATGCCGTCTTCCGCGCCGCCATGGGCGAGGAGCACGTCGGCCCGCTGGCGCGCTGGGCGATGTGGGCCGGCGTGCGCCTGGGCGGCGCCGGCATCTATGCCGAGCGCGCGGCGCCCGACCCCGATCCCTACCCCCCGCAATGACCACCCCAGGAGCCACCATGCGCCACGCCTTCGCCACCCTCGCCCTGATCGCCGTCGCCGCGCTGGCCGGCTGCAGCAGCTTCAAGATGGGCGCTGCCTGCTACATGCCCTACGGCGTGCCCGGCACCTGCCAGGTCACGACGCTGGCGCCCGCCGACGCGCGATGAGCCGCACCACGCCCGCGCCCGGCTTCGCCCGGCTGGGCGCAGTGGGCCGCAAGGCCGCGCGCCACCACGCGCAGCGCCAACGCCACCAGCAGCGCGAGCTGGCCGAGGCGCTGCGGGAGAGAGTGGCGCGCGAGGGGTGGCCGGTGCGCGACGATGGGCCCGCGCCGCGCATTGACTAGCGCATCAGGTGCTGGGGACGCTACGTCTGTAGGGACGGGGATCGAAAGCTGGCAGCATCGGCCCATCCATGCTGGATCGCGGCCGCAGCAGCCATAGTTGCTCGTGCTCCCAGACGCTCCCCTCTGCCGCGCGGGTCTCGTAACCCCGAATGAGCATCGCGTCGCCCAATACTTCCAGCATCACCGGGTCGACCAGGCGCAGTCTGAGCGCCAGCTGCGTGCCGACTTGCTGGTAATGCAGGGCCTCACGCAGCGCGCGCTGCAAATTGTTCTTCTCAGCAGGTAATGAGAACAT